GTCCCTCTTATTTTCATATTAGAGCCACTTCTCATCCACTCGATTGCGACGAGGGAGGGGGTGCCTATACCTTGAAAGACTGGAGTATAGGACTCCCACTCCGAACTAGCATAAACATCTGTAGGGGCAAGAGGGTTAACCTTAAATTCGACGTCATCAATAGTCAACACTGCACCAATATTCTCAGTGATAACTTGAATACCATAACGCATTTCGGTACAAGTTTCTGGTATATTAAATACCAATTCAGTAGGCTTAACTGTTGCATTTGCTCTTAGTGGAGCAGAGGCTATAACCGCAGAATTAGTTACATCGTATACAATTAAATCTACTTCATTATTGTTACCAGTGTATGTAGAGGAGATGTTAACTCCTGCTAATTGTCCACGCTCTTTGATATCTACAGCAAAGGCAGGAAAAGCGAAATAGTCCATAGATGAACCAGCTACTTGAGTGTATTTTATACTACGATCTCCTTTTAAAGGAGATACTTCTTCGTTAACAGGACTCGCAGAGGCAACTCCTCCACCAAGAAACGCTGCATCACTACCAGTGGTAGCATCAACAGCTTCTGTTTGTTCAAACCTCTCTACGTGGAATATATCAACTCCACCAACACCAGAACCTCCGATTGAAATTAATTCAGCATCAACAACTTGGTACATTTGTTTTTCATCAGTTGCAAAGACAATTTGACCGTTTGAAGCACCAATAGCATAAACCTCTAAGTTTACTTTAGTATCTTGTTTTACATCACTTCTAATGGGCGTTTCTAAAGACGCGCCTTGTATCGTTTTACTTGTGAGTGTTTGCGAGTCGGTAGTTCCAACAACGTCGCCAGTTACACCGTGAACTCCAGAAGTATCTCCCGTATGAGATGTTAGGTCTGCGTTAGTAGCTCTGGTATCAATATCAGTTTGAAGTTCATTTACAGCTTCTTGCATATCAGTCGCAACTAAATTACCAGAAGGAACATTAGAAATAGCTGAAGCGTCATGAGCATCTACAGCATCCGACAAGTGATCAGATAACCCAGAAGCAGCATCAGAAGCAACAGTTTCGGTTGTGTCTAGTCTTCCCTCAACTTCATCAATGGCACCTTGAACTTGAGTAGCAGCAAGTCCTGATGTTGTATTAACATACTCTATGGCTGACGCAGCATGAGCGTCCGTAGCATCGGTTATGTGAGCGTCTAGTTGTCCAGATGTAGCTCTGGTATCAATATCAGTTTGAAGTTCATTTAGAGCACCCTGAGCGTCTGTGGCAGCTAGGTTTCCTGAGGGGGTGTTTGTGATAGCGGAAGCTGCATGGGCGTCAGTTGCGTCAGCAATATGGTCATCTATATCAGATTGGGCAGAATCTCCAGATCCTTGAGCAGCAGCAGCACTGTTAGCAACGTTATCAAGAGCAGCTTGAACATCAGTTCCAGCCACATTAGGATTTGTGTCATCAAAACTGATCTCTGAAGCGTCATCCTTGCCTGCGATAGCAGAAGCAACGTGAGTTCTAACTGCAGCAGCAGAGGGAAGTTCAGTATCAGTTCCTGCAACACTGATATCGGTAGTCAAAACTCCTGATTTTAGGTTGTCTACTTCTAGGTTAGACACTGTTGCAGTATCTGCGTCAATTGTAACTGAATTGTCTGCAGAACTTAGAGTTTTGTTACTTAGTGTTTGCGTTTGATCATTCGTGACAATCTCTCTTTCAGAGCCTTCAGTAAAAATCTTTTGTTTACTATCAGCAGAGTCGTTACGAATTTCACCTTCTTCTGTTGCAGCAGAAGTAGTAGGCTTTGTTATAACGCCTTTTGTGAATCTTTTCGATTTAATTGTCATTTATTTCTCCGTTATAAATCTATTGTTTGGGCTTTAAAAAGTATCAATGATGAAACGTGATCAGTTAAGTCACTGGAAGTATATGTGAATTGCCCACCTGAGGTTATATCTAGATTAACTCCAGTGTCATCACCAGTTGATTCGATACTAATTCTAAAATCAGCACCATTGAAATTTCCATATATTGGACCAGATTCAGTAATAACGGAAGCTCCGCTATCAAAAGTTCTGATTACGAGATATTCAACATCTATATGTTGAACTTCACCTGTGTTAAATACTAATCCGGGGATGTTTTGAGGAGTTATAGAATTGTTTGCTAGGTTTGCTGCACTTATCAATATATCATTTGGTCCTAAGAAATTGGCAAGAGCCGCTGTTACACCTTCTGCCCATGCTGTGGCGTCTTCTCCGTGACCGTTACCTTCACCTTGAACTGGATAATTATATGTAGTATTACCTATTTGTAACTTGATTGACATAGTGGACCTTTTAATATTCTCTAATACTAGTTGTTAAATAATACGAAAAGAGGGGAACAGAACGCTCCCCTCTTGAACTTGAATACAGGACGTATTCTATTATGATTTAATGAATGTGAGTAGTACTGTTTTACCGGGACAACAGGTAAATAACGCTTGATCTGTGTACATTCTCATTTCGTAACCGTTAAAACCTTCCATTAACTTAAGGAATTGACCGCCTAGACCCGGACGCTCATAAGTAACATCGGAAGAACCGATTCTCATGAAGTCTTTCTCACAGATCATGTAAGCATATCCTTCTTTACAGTAAATAGTAGAGCTGATGCGGATAGTACCGTTTTGAGCAGTAAACTCAAGTTCTTTTGAACCGTTTTTTAGTTTAGAATCAGAGTATGAACTATCAAACTGTCTTTTAGCAACTTGCTCAGTAAGAAGGTTAGACCATGATTTAGGGTTACAAAGTAGAAGAACTTCTTCATCTGCAAGACCTTTTTCCATTGCTCTTGAGATACCAGATTCAACTTTAGCGAAAGAAAGAACAGCTTCGTTACCAGCAAAATCAGTACCAACTTCTACAACGTTACCTTTCCAGAGATTGTATGCAGAAGCATCAATGTTGAAAAGTACACCAGTATTAGTGATGATTTTGTGAATACCAGCAAATTCGTTGTCTTTTGCACCTTTGTAAAAGATTACGTCAGTAGCAGCAACTGAAAGAGTTGTTAGATCTGTCCCAACTGTAACGGTTTTAGCGTCAAAGTCGTAAGAAACAACAGCAACTTCACCTCTAAGAGCACCAGCAGCACTATAAATTTGAATTGGCATATTTTCAGTACCAGACCAAATTCCTGCAGCCCATTCGTGATCTTCGATTTTTATTACATCATCACCAGCACCTTGTACTGCTTCGACTACACCAAGACCAACTTGACCGTACATAAGTTGTACTTCGAGTCTGCGAACGAATGATTTAAGCATATTTTCAACAATAAACTTAGTTTCTTGTACAAAAGCGCCTTTACTGTTGCTTGAACGAGAAGCGGCACCAACAGAAAGAAAAGATCTAAGGACCATTTCGTGACCTTTAATCTGGGCTCTTTTGTGAGTAGAAGCAACCGCTTGGTTAAGAGCAAAAGCTGTACCATCTTGTCCACCATAAGTGAAACCGTGCTCAAGACCTAAAGAAACAGGTTGAACGTAGTCAAGACCGTTTTGTTTCTCAGCTCCGATAAAAGCAATTGAGTTATAAAGTTTAACGCCTTCAGGAATGAGATCTACGATCTTATCAGCATAGATATCCTTAAAGTGTGCGTTAAGTGTTTGAAAATCGTTATTTTGTGGCATTATTAATCTCCTAATAGATTTTTGTTTTAAAGTGTGTTATGATTAAATTGTCATATTCACATGAGGGTATCTAACAATCCATTAAGGGTATGTATGAATCCTAGTTATGTTTCAATAACTCTCTAATGCTAGTTGTTAAATTATCGTCCTAAGTTCCTGAAAAAGTCAGAAGATCTAAGTTTTTCTTTTGAAGAATCTTCTGTTTTCGATACCTTAGCCGTTTCTTTTATTGTTTGCTTTGGGTTATTCTTTATAGAATCTACTCGACTTTTACGAAGTCTTTCGATATTCTTTTTACCAATAACTTCCTCCATCATAGTTTCTGGTGCGTTGTCTAGGAAACTTCTCATCTCTGCTCTAATTTCTTTTTCTACTTCAGGTATAATATCTGCAACAGTGATTCCGCTTGCATCATATCCATTCTCTTCAGCATAATCCATAGCATGTAACAGTGCATCTGCAATCCTAGCCATAGTTTTTTGTGTCGGAGGTAAAGTACTGTTATCTTTTAATTCAGTAATGATTTCTTCTTCTAATTGCGCTCCAGCTTCTGCTATTTTTTCTTGTTCTTCTTTGTCTTGTTGAGTTTTCTCAATTTCTTGAAGACGTTTGCGTGCTTGAGATAGTTCGATTTCCATCTTTTCTTTCTCTAGTTGATCTGGGGTTTTTTTCATTTCTTCAATTCGATCTTCGATGAATCTTTCATTAAGATCTTCTGGATCTAGACCTAGCTCTTTTAATACTTCCCAAGGATTAGATTGTAGTCGGGCAATTTCATTTTCATACGTTTTTTTTAATTTTGCAGCTTCTTGGGCTGTGTGATTAAAAGCTGCTGATTTTTGAAGTTCTTGTCGGACGGCATCTTCATCCGAAAGATCAATCTCTCTTTCAATTGTTTTACCATTAACTTTTAATTGGAACTTACGTACCATTGATTTAACTTCTTCTTCCGAAGCACCATCTTCAATAGCCTCTGCCACTTCTTCTTGAAACTCTTCGGTAGTTTCTGCTTCAACTTCGGGTGAATCAACGATATCAGGTGAATCAACGATATTAGGTGAATCGTCAACAATTTCTAGATCTGTTGTTTCTTCTAAAACTTCCGTTACTTCTTCTGGTGCTGAATCTACTGCTTCATTCGACATAATCTTCTCCTATGTTACAATTTATATATGTAAACATGTCTCAGCCGTTATTGGTATGAGACTAAAATGCTGTGTTGTCGTCTTCGAATTTTCTTTGTTCTCTTAATTTTTTTAGTTTTTTTAATATCCTCTCTTCTTTTTTTGTGTCACCATCTTCTGATGCTTGGATTGAGTCTTTCGCTAATTTCTTCATAACAGACGTCATTGTTTTATCTCTTAGTTTTTCCAAAGCTTTTTTCCGAGCTGTATTGGGACTTTTTAATGATTCAGAACCATCTACTTCAACAACATCACTATCTAAATACGTCTTTACTCTCTTTTTATCTTTCATTAACCTACCTTTGGTGGTTGTGCAACTCTAGGCATCCCTGAGGTATTAGATGCTTGTTGGGACTCTGCTCCGGGGTTTCCCATTGCAGGAGAGGGTGCTTGATTAGGTTGAGGTGCTGCTGCATTATTAGGATTGACAGGACTACCTCCAACTGGAGCTAGAGGTTGTTCTCCTATTATACTAAGAAGATCTGGGTTAACTTGTCTCAACGCATCAACGTGCTCTTGGATATGAGCTAGTGCTCTTGTAACTAATTCGATGTCTAGTCGAGCATCGGGGTCAGCAAGTACAATTTTATGCTCTCTAATGTGTAAAGCATGATCGTCGGTATCAATTGCAATAACATCACTACTATCATCAACCAGTCTTTCGTTTTCTGCTTTTATTAATAACAGTTCGTCGTGTTGACCTTGGATCAAAGGTTCTAGTTTACCAGTATTAAGCACTGCGAAATATTCTTCTGGACTTTTTATTAGTCCCATTTGTAAAAGATTAGAAGCCATCTCTGCTCTACCGGCTGTCGTCTGGGAAAGAGGATTACCGGCATCAACCACAACTCTAGTGATACTATTAACATCATCTCCGACAAATTCTTTCATCTTACTTCGATTAGATTTTCCTGCAATTTCGGCTATCCTAGGGACTTTTGCAAAATCCTGAATTAGCTTAATTAAGCCTGTACCGAGGTCTTCAATCAATTGGATATAAGATTGAGACAGACCTGAAAGAAACTGTAATGCTTGAGATTGAACTAATGCTAGTGCATTACCCGACCTCAGTGAAGCTTCAGGATTACCCCTTGCAACAGAGTTAACACCAGAAACCGTTTCCATTGCTCTCTCTATCATTTGTAGGAAGTTAAAGATTTCTCCGGGGGTCTGAGTTAAGTTTAATGAAGTAGGTGCACCTCCGTTTGGAGCCCCATCTACTGTGTTGTATTCGATAAAATTCATACCTTCTGCAACCTGAGAAACTTTAACGTCATTACCTCTTGGACTTAAAATACTTTGAACTCCGTGCGCATTTTGGTTAGTGAGAATTGTAGAATATAATGTATTTACTGCATCCTGCATTGGAAGTAAATCAAACATTGAAGTATACCCATAAGGTGTACCTAATATGTCCGAAGGAGATATCCTATATATAGGCAGGTTTCTATAAGGCATGGGAGTATCCATAAGCGCGATATTAGTATCAACATAAAGAAGATACCTGCCCTCAGGAATGGACTCTGTTTTTTTATGAAAAAACTCATACACAGGAACTTCAACGGTATCATCGATATACGACAACGTTGCGCGTATCCCACTTTGTTCTTGGTTTTTAGACTTTAGAGACATTATTTCTTCAGCTTTTTCTGGATATTTTGCCGCAATGTCGAATTTATTCTTAAACGTTCTAGTAAGAACCCAATCGTGGTTTTCTGCGCTTTCTTTTGTATTATCAAAAATAACATCATAAGGTGATAGGTTTTCAAACTCAACATCACCTTGATATACTGGGAATGGTTTTAGAATACGACCATTCTCGTCAAGAGGGTTATCGTCTTCATCATAGTCAACTATTAGTTCTTCATCAAAGTCTATTGTATCGTATACTTCACCGCTAGTTGAGTTCCATTCCATTTTTATAAAACCCGAACCAAGAACGATAGCATACTCAACCGCTTTTTTAATAAACCTTTCTAGTCGTTTTTCTCTCATATAGTATTCTAGGATGCCATGAGCGAGGTATGTTTGAACTTGAGATTTATGGTCGATATTAGATGATCGTGCTTGGAAAGCTGGTCGAGTTGATGTCACCATAACTAACATATGTTGAGCTATATTTCTAAAGTGATTAACCGCAATATTTACATACTCACCTTGCTCTCCTCCGAAAGTTATTTGATGTCCATCTCCACCATTATCAGTAAAATAGGCTCCATGATACGACATCCAGCTTCTTTTAATTTTTTCAAGGTATCTATTATGATATAGGTGATTAAACCAATTAGAACCTTTCTTTGATAAATATTCGACGGTTTTCTCTACTTTGTCTGCAGCAAAATATATTTCTGAACTCATATTATCTCCTGTTTCTAGTTGTTACTTTTTCCGATTCATCACTGAGTTCATAAAAGTTTGTTGACTAGTTTGTTTATTTCCTAAGTGTGATTGGTAAACATTACTTCCTGATAATTCGAAATACCCTTCTGGATAGGGATTTTTTTCAGGTTGCAAATTTCTAACGAGATACACGAGCGCATCAAGTAAATCTGAGTGATTAGCTTTAATATTCTTATTTTTATTTCCTTTATTTCTAGCAAATTCTTTTCTATTAGGTTTCCATTTAGCATTGCGAATATGTTCTATTAAATTAACACATCGGGGATGGATCTCTATCTCACCACGTTTAAACATCATCCTAACCATGTTCACTTTATCTTCTTTTCCGTCTTTTTTTGTAGCTTTAAATCTGATATCATGGTTAGCAAGAAGGTCGTTTATGAGAAGTGGTAAGTTATTATCAATAATTCTCATGTAAGGTTTTTTTACTTCGCCAGTATACGGGTTTGTGTATACTGAGGATTCTTTTCTAACTATACAATTAGCTATATCGTCAGTGGTTAATGCTCTTTGTCCTTCTCCACCAAGAACACCTTCATCTACTATTACTAGTTTTTTTCTAAGGTAATCAAAATAACCAAAAACTATTCCAGTTAAATCGACAACTGCCGGATCGCACGACACGTACCCATCGTAGTAAACTGGAATTTCTACCTCTTTGAGTATATCTTTTTCAAGATCGGACCACTCAGGAATAACCATTAAAGAACTATATGTATTACTCTTAAGAAGGTATTCTCTTTGGTATTCTGGATCTTCCTCTCCTAGAGGGTATCTGGCTATAATTTTTTCTCTAACTTTATCATTAATTAACGGATTCGAGTATATATCGTACTCAACAAGCCAACCTTTGGATCTATAAACATCAACAAAGTTAGTTAAAAAAGGATGATCAGGTTCTTTAGAGGGAGTTGATGCTATTATCATTTTACCATTAGTAGTTGTCATGGTAGGTAATAGAATAGAGTTAACTATGTACATCATGTCGTTATAAGGAAAAAACCCACCTTCGTCACATAATATTAAATGTATAGTCTTTCCTCTTGCCGCTTCTGCATGTCCACCATCAGCACCAGCCATCATAATAATAGAACCGTTGGGGTATACAAATTCTTTATCTGCGATTTTATGTTCAGGTTTAAGGTATTCAGGACAATCTTTATGTATTGTTCTCATTTGTTCTTTAGCGACTGCTGCTGCCATGTTTTTTTTAGGAAACATTAATAGAACTTTTGTGTTCGGGTTTTTTTGACAATACTCTGCAGCAATTAAACACATGGTATAACTTTTTCCTGTTTGTCTCGAACATAAGAAAACGGTAATGTCGTGAGGCGAGTCGTACACTTTATCGCGCATTTCTTTTTGTATTCCTTTTAGCTTATACGACAAATCTCCAATTTCCCAGAGTTTCGCTATTGCTTGTTCTTTAGATAATGTCTTTTTTCCACGTTTGGTTGTCATTTGTTCCGTCGAATTTATTAGATTTACTGTTATTTTTAACTTTTTGCTATTTTGATCAGATCTTTAACTTGGGCTTTAGTTTTGGTTTTAGCTTTCTTTTTAGGTTGACCTCCCCTAATAAGGTTCAAGTCTTTCACTAGAGTGTCGAATATTTTAGCTTGTTCTTGGTCGAAAGCCATTCCTTCAGATTGTTCCTTTAATCTACCTATCTGAGAGATACATATATATTCCTCATCTGACATTTCAGGTATATCATCTATGTCTAGGTCATTATCTCTTATAATCTGTTCATACTTGTAGATTTCTTTTTCTAATTCGGAAATTTTTTTTCTTAAAGCTTCATTCTCAAATCCACTTTCCATTCCTAGTATATCATCTGACATTCTTTCTCCTAATCTCTCTAGTAAGTTTCACGCCAAGTCCCATTGCTTGGATGACTCGACGAACTCTTTCTTTTAGGTATCTAATGTCTTTGGTTTGAGATACCCCTCTCCTAACTATGTTTCCATTACCCATATTAACGATCTCGAATTTCATACCTTCAGGGTAGAGTCTAATGGTATAACGTGCTCCGGTTACTTGTGATAATATAACCCCAGATACGAGTCTTTCATTTTTCTGGTCTTTAAAGTATCTTATTCTAGTTTTCATTAAGTCCTCTTGTCAAAAACATTTATTTACTTCCTGTAAATTGTTTTTGCCTACGGCATCCTGCCTAAAAGCGCATTCCACCTTTAGTTTCGATAGTTTTACTAATTTCACGTTTTGTGTATTCTTGATCTGTTAAGAACTTCTTAAGTTTTAAGGCTGCAATGTCATTTTCTTTTTTTAAGGCAGCGATTTCGGAATCTTCCAAAATAGGCTTTTTAAGGTCAAGCTCTTTATCAAGGATACGAAATTTTCTTAAGTCCTTACGGTGTAGATGTGACAACACCTTAGGGACTACCATCAAAAGAGATAGGACACCTAAAACGAGAGCTTCTTGGAATGTAATTGGATGTAATACTGATTTAGAACAAATAAATAATAAATAGGCTACAAATAAGCCTAACGGAAGGTGTTTCATTTTTTCACTCCTGAAGTAAGTCCAGTAAACCAGCAATTAAGTATTGTTTACTTTTTCTTTTTAAGTAGTTTTTTTAATTTATCATATTTGACACCACCACATGCGTAAGTGTCATTATCTTCTCTTTCTTTTCTTTTTTTGTTGGCAGCATCAATGGCTTTTGCCCGAGCTATGTCAGTTGGGTCCATTCCTTCGTAATTTCTTTCATAAGGATCTTTCTCGCCAGTTTCTTTTCTTCTTCTTTTTTTAGAGAGCAATTTAGCTCCCATAGCTTTCCAATCCATATGTTGACTCTCCCAAGTATATATGCTATTCTTATTTTGACGTATTAATAACCTATATCTAGTTGTTAAATTTATGAAAAACTACCTATTTAAATCTAAAGTTCTTTTCCCTTTGTCCTTCTGAAGAGGAGTATTGGGTAGATGCGGAGATTATTGTTGATGAATTAGCCTACATGATTTTATCTCAATGGGAAGTAGGGTCATCTAGAGCAGTTTGGTAGGTTGAGAACAATAATTCTCTATATTTTAGGTTTAATGTTACAATTAAGGAGTCAATATGGGGTTATCTGGAGCAGTCTGTCCGGCAAATAGGTCTAAAAACATTCTAAAAGACCTTCAATACATAAAAGAAACCTATGTTGAGTACTTTTTAGGTGGAAATGAGAGTGGTTTGCGTGAAGCTAGTGATCTTTTTTCTAAGATTGAAAAGTATATAGTAGAAATCTCAGCAGAAAGGAAAGTACTAGATGCTAAATTGGCTGAAGAAATTAAAAAATCTTAAAATTTGGTGTTATTTTGGGTTTCATAGATGGGTAAAGATTAAAAAGGAGTTGATTTGTTCAAAATGTGGAAAGATTGTACTATTCTAATAGGTCTTTCACTGCCTCCCGTACTTTTTATTTGCTTTTGTTTGTATTTTATAGTACCTTCTTACAGAGTTGGTGATTGTTTATTGCTAAATGATAACAATAAGTTGTACAGAGTTACTGGTTTCAGACTAGACCGCTATATTTTGAACGAAAAGATAAAATTAAATTATAGAATGGTAGATAATAGCTCTAAAAAAGTAAAATGTACCATTTCTGTAAAAGATAAATATATGTTAGATAAGGACTTTAAATGAGAAAAGTGTTTGATAGCATTGCTATAATTCTAATAGGTTGGAGTTTAGGTACATTAATTACACACTTAGTATTAGGAGTTTAGTATGTATTGTGCTATATTAACTTTGTTGTTGGTTAACGGACAGAATTGGACATTTGAAGACCTGAATGATATGGAGTATCAGGCAATCAAATGTAATACCAGAGGGTTAGGTTGTTTAAGTAAGGTTACGAAAAAGAGTGAATACGAAATAGAATACACTTGTGAGGTAAAAAGATGAGTAATTATACGTTTTTATTAGAAAATGAAAATAGAAGACTAAGAAAGTCAGTTAAAAAAGAAGTTGAAGACAACCATAATCAATTATTTGATAGAATTGACTTTTTAAATGACAAAATTATCGAAGCAATCGGTTGGATGCACGCTGAAGCTTGTGTTGCTGTAGACAAAGGGGAAGATATTAGAAATATATCAATCCCAGATTTAATAGATAGAGCAAAAAGGGATTTAGAGTTGTGATCTGTACGGTACTGTTGTTAGTTCTACTAAATGGTCAAACATGGACCTTCAAAGACCTGACTAATATCAGAGCTTCTGCTAAATCTTGCCAAAGAGAATATAAACAATGCTTAGGTAAGTTTGTGAAAAAGGGTAATAGGAATTACTATGCAGAATGTAAAAATAAAAGTAAGTAAATATAAAAGAGAGATAGAAGAATACTACATGTATGAAGATATTTTTTGTACTAACTGTGGAGAAAAAGGACACGTTTATAGTCGGCTAGGTAATGAATGTTACTACCAAGGGGCAACTTATTATTGTATTAATTGTAGTAGCGTGGCAATGGAACCTTGCTTCCATAAAACCGAAAATGACGAATCTATCATTGCTTTGAAGAAGACATTAGAGAAGGCTTTAGAGCTTGACAAGAAAGAGGACTAGGGATAGTATAGGTTTAGCCCATGGGAGGGCTTAGAGAAAGGATGAGAGCTTCTGGGGGAGGAGTTAGTAATGGAGACTACGTTTACAATAAAATTAGACCATGAAGGGTTTTTTATTGCAAGAAATGTGACAGTTATGTCACCCCCTACAAGATTAACCGAAGAACAATTAATGGAGCTAAACGTTGACGTTGTATATATTTAATACTATAAGACAAGCGATCTACCAAAAATGCTTCCTGAATGTTCCAAGCTAAGTTTAAACGGAACTAAAGATTACAAAGTACACACGCTAACCCAGAGAACCGATCGTCTTAGAGGGTGTAGGTTTTATTTGTCGATTGTTTTTGGTTTAATGAAACGTGCGAAGAAATAATCCGTATCACCAAAAGGGACACTAAAGTTCAAGCTATTGATTGTTGGTCTGGAGAATGGGGTGATGTGTGTAACATACAGTATTAAGTCTAGGTAAGTATATATATTGTTAGAGAGTCTCCTATAAATCACCCAACCCAAATGTCCCTCACCCCCCACCACCCCCCTTGGCATGGAACTTGCAGATGCAATAAACGTGCCAGTGTTCTAGCTGGCATGGAACTTGCAGTAGCAATAATTGTACCAGAGCTACCCCTTGCAAGTAACGGACCAAGAAGACTTGGCAACCTACTTGCAGATGCAATAGTTGTGCCAACCTTCTAAGATAGTTCTTGACACATAATAGTTTGATTACCCAAACAAAGATAGTTCTTGACAAACCTTTTAGTATGCAAGATCTATGCCATTAATACCTTGTCAAGTGTTAATATTCTGACACCCATTGTATAAACATTTTACATATCTATCAGGATAACAGAATGACCGCTCTAAGCTATCCTAACGTTACCCCTAGTCAGTACATGGAAAGTTATTTTAAATGGATTCTAGAGGTAATCTGAGCTGCCACAGATTGTTGGTATTAGGTCTATGGCATGTTTCTTGCAATACCTTCTTATAGTGTATATAAAAATAGTGCTTGTAATAAATGACACATGGTGTATACTGGTTATATAGAAATAAACAACAAAGGAATTAAATATGACTAAGTGTCCAAGTATTTTAACTCACCTATTAAGCGTTTATAAATCAGCCAATGATGAGGGAGCTGCTTACAGAACATTAAAGGCTTGTGTATTCACTAATAATCAGCCAGTCAATATAGTGTCAGCGATGACGGCGATTAGAGACATTCAATGTATGATTAGATTAGATAGGTGTCATGCTGTAGAATTAGAGTATTGTATCAGATACTTTTCAGAAGTAACGGCATATAGTGCGATTGAAATAAATCAGCGATTATAAAAATAGTGCTTGTAATAAATGACACATGGTGTATAATGAAGTATAGAAACAAACAACAAAGGGAACTTATGAACTTAGACACTACACTTATAGAAAATTTAGAGCTGATAGACAAAAAGAGAGTAGGTCAGGAATTTGAAATGATTTCAAAGCATGGTAACGCATACAGGTTTAGTCTTATTTTTAATAGTCGTGGTAACTATGGCTATATAATTGAAAGGCAAAACGGAATTACAGGAAAATACCATTTTGAAACTTCTAGCGGATACCTAACAAGTAGGTCTCACCTATATCAATGCGTGGAGTCTCAAGTATTTTACCACTATGAACTTTAATACTTTTTAATTATGACACATGGTGTATAATGAGCTGATTTACTAGAGTGTAACAAAGATAGGGGGTAACTAATGATTTACTTTGTGCAATTACTAAAAGCTGTTAAAGATAAAAGAATGTTAGCAATGATGCTAAATGATATTCAGTGGGAAGTGGAGGAGCTAGGTTACACTGGTCTAGAGAGTGAACTAATAAATGAATTATTGTCTAGTCATTTTGGTGTCGAGATAGAATGCCCTAATCAACTAGATATGTTAACTAAGTGGGTACTCAATAATCAAGGTCTCATCAATACAAAGGCTGAAGAACTAGTGAAATCATATAACCTGTAAACTAGGTAACATTTAAAAGATCATAGCCCCTAGAAATAGGGGTTTTTTTTGGTTAAAATAGTTATTGACAAACAGTGGCACTTGTGCATACAGGGGATAGTTGCAATGACCTAAAACTGCTGGAAGAACTGGACCTAATATTGACTGAGATAGAGGTAAGTGGTTGATATCAAAGGGGTTTTATGGCAGCCTTCTTTGGTATACCCTATACACTACTTTTAAGCTGTATAACCTAATTCGCTATCAGCTAGTAACCTTAAGCACTCTTTATTGTAATGTTTGGAAGTTTTATAGATAAGAAAAATGTTGGTGACTACATGGTTACTCTGTACTACCAGTTGTTAAATGTTGACTTACGCATTTAGTTAAATGGCGAATTTCTAGGATAGGAGACCTAAGAGGATGTAATAGATATTAAAGCACGGTCGTACTTACGCACAACTAAGTTGTTGATTACTGGTGAGCGTAAACAGATTCCAAGTACTTACAAAATGTAATTTGGTGGAAAGATTTTCAGGTATTAAAATAATAATTCAATTATAGCCTATTATTAAATAGTTATAATAAATTATTTTCTTTACACGAGGTGTTATTTTTGCTATTATAGTTATAGGGAAACAAAACAAGGGATTAAAGCAATGAACCAACTAAACGAAGATTATATCTTTGAAGTGAGGAAAAAATGAAGTGGACTTAGACAATTATACCGCAAAAGGTCAATGTTAAAAAATACTTCACTTTCGGGGAGAAAATAGTAATGAAAATAGAAATAACACCTAAACAATTATACTTGATAGAACTAATTAATGAGAAGCGGGGTAAAAGAAATAAGTTATTAGCTAGTCAGTCTTCCATAGACTATTACACTAAGTGGTGGGCTGATTACGCTCTAGAAATAATAGAAGAGCTAGGAGACTTTGATTTTAGTGGGGTAGAGGTAGAGATAACAGATAGCACTAGTTCAAATTGTTATCGTTCAGAAAATTATAAAGTAACATCTCCTAGAAAGCTAGAATCAAGAGACCTAGATATACTTAGAGCTTATGATACTTTTATGGGAGGTCAGGAGGTGGGAAAGTTATACCGAGAGGAGGAGATAAACGGAAAATTTGTCTATAATCTAAAATCGGTATGTGATAGTTCAGACTAAACAAAATTATTAGAATAGTGGTTTATTTTTTAATTGACATACTGTATTAAATAATGTATACTAATTTTAGAAGGTAATAAATGATTCAAAAAGGAGACAGCATGACTATTACTAAACAAATATCAGTTATCATTAGAATTCTAAACAATTCTAGATTACACACTTGCCCTTGTGGATTTCAATGTATGCCTATGATTGTCAGTGGTAATAAGTTTACGTGTCCAGAATGTGAAAATGAAAGCGAGATTCAATAATGATAGAATTATTTGTATACATTAACGGCTTTGTTATTGTAACAATAATCGGTATTGATATGTTGATGAATAGTAAAAGGAGAAGATAGTGAAATATGTAATTGCGCCACATAAAGGATACTGGGCAGTATGGGAAGATGTTGACAATTGGAAGAAGTGTAACCCTATTAGTGATCTTTATGTGGATTATATGGGAGCATTCCAATGGTTATTAACAAAATAGTTATTGACGCAGTGTATAAAGTATGATATAATTATGTATAACCTAAAAAAGAGGACAATCATGGAAAAATCAATACTCGAAAAAATACAAAAACTTTTAAAACTAGCCGAGTCGTCAAATGAGAATGAAGCAAAACTAGCAATGACTAAAGCGCAGGACCTCATGTTGAGACATAATATCAGTATGCGTAGCGTTGAAAACCATGATAGTGAATATATCAATGAAACTTCAGACACTTTTAAAAGAAAGCCCGAAAATTCGGACTATATCAATAACATTTTAAGAAAATACTTTTTTATTGAGATAGTAACATCTAAAAGACATGGGGGTTCATTTTTTAATTATATAGGTGAAAAAAATAACGTTAATACGGCTATTTATATGAGAAACTTTATAACTGATACTTTTAAAAGGTTGTGGTTAGACTACAAAAAAGAGACTGGGGTAAGTGTTAGGTCTAAAAGTTCTTTCATGTATGGATTACATCAAGGTTTTTGTGAGAAGTTAGAAGAACAACGACAAAACGTAGAGCAAGAAACAGGACTAGTACTTGTAAACGACCAAAAAGCAACCAACAAAATGAATGAATTATTTTCTAAATTGTCAAAGGGTAGGGCTTCAAAAACTACTATTAGGGATTGTCAAGCTGTTAATAGTGGTGTAAGACAAGGTAAAAAGATTACAATATCAGCAGGTGCACTAAAATAGTTATTGACATACTATAACACACTGTGTTATACTTAGGTAAGGGAGTAAAAGGTGAACTACAAAAGAAAAGACATTGATCTAGCTTATAGTAATATTAGAACTATTATTGATAAGCTCATGATACGATATCAGGTTAATTTTAAGCCCTCTAGTAATGCTCCTAGTACTTACAAGGCTATGCGCTCTAAAAGAGACGAGAACGGCTATTTCGTTGTTTACAACGGTGGTGATCATGGACTACTAGGTGAGGACTATAATATTAAGTTTAGAGCCCTACATGACTTTATGCATTACAAGCATAATTTAAGTTTTAAATTTGAAGATGAAAGAAAATTGTCCGATATAACAATGATAACTTTTAGTGAAATGGCATGGGGTGAACTAAACATTACAGCTTGGCAGACTCATTGCATTCGACAAGTTATAGATAGGGAAATAAGAGGACAAATTGATTATTTTGAAACAAGAGGTCACTATGTACCTAATCAAAGTGTGTTTATTTTAGACCACTTCAACTTATAAACAAAAGGAATTTACATGAAAAAACTAATCGCATTGGCTACTCTAGTTTTACTAACAAGTTGCGGGAAAGACATTTCAGTTATTGAAACTTTTAAAACTCAAGATTTCGAAGGTTTCTATTTTTGCGACAATCAATCAAGTTTAGAATTACTAGTTGATTTTAACAATAGAGTGACATTTGAAACAAGCGGTCAATCTCTTAATACCGTTAATCCAGTTAACGACACACTAGGGACACATCCAACAATTGGAGAAAGGGATTTATTGATGGCTAACAATAAACTAATAGTTACACCTAGAAACTACAACTATAATTCAGCCACACACGATATCGAAGAGGACATTGGTGGGTCCGACATCAATGGTAACAGACGCACGGACTTAGAGGTAGTTTTGGTTAAAGAAAAGGAAGTGAACATTACTATCAGCATTTTTGCTAATGCTGTAAATTCAAATGTCAATAATGTTGTAGTAAAAAGAACAATTAATTGTAAAAAATAAGTTGACAATAATAACGCATAGTGTATAATTAAAGTAAGTCAAAAAGGGGGTATTTATGGCATCACAAAATTATCTAAATACTCAAGAAGGTGAAACTACGGAATTGGTTCAAATTTTCCTACCTACCATAGATACCCCCCCTTCTATTTCTCGTTTACATGAGCTGAGGATGACGAAAAGAGTAATGGACAAAGTAAAGAAACAAAGCGAAACATTTTATAGATATAACGACAAGGAGAATGTAGCATGAAAGGATTAAATAGTCAGAATTTTTTCTATTTAGGATTACTAATTGGTTTATCTATTTTAATAATTATGCAGGAGCTACTGGAATGGTTTATTGGATAACAAAACATTTAATTTTATTGTACTTTTTAATTTTTATAATCAATCAAGCTTAATAGGAGCATAACATGGCAGATAAAAAAGGGAACACTGGTTACAGGAACACTGGTTACAGGAACACTGGTGACATGAACACTGGTAACTATAACAATGGTGACAGTAACACTGGTAGCTGTAACACTGGTTACAGGAACACTGGTAACATGAACACTGGTAACATGAACACTGGTAGCTGGAACACTGGTAACATGAACACTGGTAGCTGGAACACTGGTAACTGGAACACTGGTAACTATAACACTGGTAGCTGTAACACAACAACACCTAATGTTAGATTATTTAACAAAGAAACAGACTGGAAATTTACGGGGACGAAGTACGCATCTTTTTTGAATAAAATTTATAAATACCAATGTAATCTTTGTAGGTGGGTATATAGTAAAGACATGACACTTGAAGAGAAAAGGGACCATAAGACACACGAAACTACAGGAGGTTATTTAAAAGTGTTAAAATCTAAATACAACGAAAAAGAAGTCTCAAAAGAGGACATTGATTACTTTGAAAGTCTTCCTAACTTTTGTCCTAAGATACTAGAGGAGACTACTGGAATTGTATTAAATAAAACCAAAACAATAGAAATTGACGGAGAGACCATTGAAATTAGTCTAGATAGTTTTAATCAATTAAAGAAAAGTTTACTTAAATAGGAGAAGGACTATGCGTCAAGTTGTATTTACAGAATTTTTTATCTTTTCAGCACATAAAAAGGGACTCTCGGTAAACGAGAATCATAAGAGGTCTAGAGAGCTTTGGAATGTTTTAACAGATTTAGGTGTCAACTTTGTTAACGTGGGAGGATGTTATAAAGACGATAAACAACAATCAATTATGTTACTAGACGGGAATGAGGAAACTGTAAAAGAGCTATGCGGCTTATATGATCAAGAAAGCTACTTGCATAGAAGTGCGGATAACTCCGTTTTACTTAAAATGTTAGAAGGGGAAATTATAGAGTTAGGAGAACCATTGGTAATAACTCAAAATGAACTAAACGATTTTGAAAGTTACACAATTTTACCTCAAAAAAATGGCACTAATCTGTATTTTACTTTTAAAAAGGTACAATAAAGGTTGACAAGTAATGACACATAGTGTATACTTAGGTAAGGGAGATGAGAATGAACTACAGCAAGAACATTGAAAATATCTTTAAGCAAGCAAAACCTTATCAGATCGCTCAAGGCAAAAATTGGTATAGACAAGCTAATGCGTTTTGTGAAGAAATTTCACAAAGTCATAATTTGCCTACTTGGAAAGTGGCGTTAATTGTTTCTGCATTGTCACCTAGAAATAAATGGCATAGAAATAAACTAGACGCTATCAATCTAATTGAAAAACAATTAGACGGGAAGTATTCAACTTTTAATTCTAATAGAGATAAGGCTATCAATATTCTAGGTTGTGAGAATATATTACAAGGGCTATCTCTACTAGGTAAAGGTAAGAAAACACGAGCTTTCTTTTTTAACATCTATAACCCAAAAAGTAAGGTTGTTTGCGTAGACTCGTGGGCGTGTAGGATAGCTGGACATCCAAAAGACTCACCTACTCCTAAGCAATATGACGTTATAAGTGACGCATATAAAAAGGTAGCAAGTAAGTTTAACATGACGGCTAGTGAATTACAGGCAATTACTTGGTGTGTATTTAGAGGAGCTGCGGCATGATGATATTTTTAACATGTAACGATTGTAACGAAGAGGTAGAGGTCTATTGTGATGGTGACGGTCCTATGATGTGTCCAGAGTGTATGAGTATTGATAACTTTAGTGAGGTGGATTATGAATAAACGAGAACAATTAAAAAAAGAATTAAAAGGTAAATTTTTTACAGTAGTATTCACTAAGAAAAACGGCACACTTAGGAAAATGAATGCAAGACTTGGTGTTACTAAACATTTAAAAGGTGGCAGTAAGTCTTTTAATGACGCTGATTTTAATTATCTAACAGTCTTTGACCTACAAAAGAAAGCTTATAGAACTGTAAACCTAAACACTGTAAAAAAGATAACCTGTAAAAAAGACTTGACGCATCTTGTTAATTAGGATATAATATAAATAGGAGGTAATTATGAACTTAAACGAAAAAGATTTTAAATTAATTATCAAAAGCTTAGAACTTCTTACAAAAGAAGCCGACAGTCAAAAAAGCAAACAATACATAGTAGAACTTAGGGATTACTTTTCGAATGCGCTTTGTGATATGTTACCCCTAGAAACAACTAAAGAAGATTGTCCAGACTATAATAGACTAACAGTAGAGGAGAGTAACAAATGAAATACCAAACTTCAGAAAATAAACTAATACAGTCACAGAAAACTATGTCGGTAGAGTTGAGCCTTAATGACACAAAAAAGGCTATTGAACTTCTTTACTCTCAATACAGAAATCCAATTAGAACTACCGTACAGGAAATTGTATCCAATGCTTTTGATGCGATGACGCAATCTGGCAAGGAAAATGTGCCTATAAAAATACAAGTACCTAACGAAATAAATGACTTTATGTTTGGTGTTAGGGATTACGGCAATAGTATGGATGATCATACTATAAAAACAGTTTATATGAGAGTAAACGCTACGACAAAAGGCGCAAGTAACAATCAAATAGGAGGATTTGGTATTGGCTCTAAGACACCTTGGAGTTACACCGACACGTTTATATTGAAAACCTTTTTAAATGGAGTAGAGACTCATTACGTGCTTGTTAAGGGTAGAAATACAGTGCAAATAGGTTACAAAGGTGAGACTGAAGAAGATAATGGCACTGAGGTACTTTTTAAAACTAAAAGACAAGACGTTGATTCATTTAAGTCTGCCATTAGTCGAATTAGTTTGCTAGCTAAGACTAAACCACAAGTAAATGGACACGTTAGAAATAAAGTGCTTAACAAAATCGAAGCTTCTAGTAACATATTTTTGATTGACAATTACATTGATTCCGAGATCTCTAAGGTTTTTGTGAGTATGGGAGGAGTTTTGTATAGAATATGTCGTAATGATTTCCCACTACCTTTAATAGGTCAAATAACTACAGGACTAAAAAATTGTAATCTCATTATAACCTTACCTATTGGATCATTGATGCCACTACAGACAAGGGAGGGGTTATTCACACAAGGAGACGAGGGACAAAATAACAAAACAATACTAAAAAAAATCCTAAAATCCACTTATGATAAATTAGTAGCCCTAGAGACAAAAGAAAAAAGTAAAATTGTTGATATAGAGACCGCAATAAACTATAATGCGACGGCTAAATTTACCTTAGAACATAAAGAGTTTTCTTTTGGTAAAGTAAAGGTAAATTGTAGAAATCAAATTGACGTATCAGAGTTCAAGGTAAAAAACCTATTTAGCATTATTACAAGGAAAAGGAAGCGTTATGGACAAGGCAAAAATTTGACTGCAAGAAAAGATACTCAAAATTGGATTACCATAGGAGAGAAAACCGTCATGTTTAGTGAAGTTTCACCCAATATAGCTAAACTAAATAAAAGACTTTGCGAGATTACATATAAAGAAGACGTTGTTGTTCTTGAAAAACATTTATTTGAAAACCAAGAAACTTACGAAATGCTTAAACTTCAATTAAAAGCGATTGATGTTCTCAAGATCGAAGTGCCTAAGGTAACTAGAACTTTATCCAGTAGTTACAAGAGAGATAGTAATGAGGTTGTTTTATATAATTATGACAATAGCAGATCACATAGCGTATACCTTGACGAAGGGTTTAAATCTCCGACCATCATAAGAAAAAAAGGTGACAACAATGGTATATTTACAGCTAAACATTTAGGTGTACTTGGTTATGACGTTTATTATGTTGCACCTTCTAACTTTAAGAAATTTAAAGGTGTTAGTAATGTATTTAATGATTCGGACGTAAATGACCTAACACCATTAAGAAAGGAGTATGTTATATGTTTTGCTAACAGGGTAACTAAAAATATTCAACTACAATGGGACTCTGAAAAAATAGAGCTATTACCTGAAAATAAGAGAATCTTATTTAAAACTAAAACGACTACATTAGATCATTATAATTTCTACGGAATAGAAAAGCTACTAAAAACGAATAAATTCGATAAAGAAATGAGAAGGGAGATAAAAAGAAAAATAAGAGCTTTCAATTTAGAAAAAAAATTACCTTTAGTTGGGGTAGTAGAATCTTATGACATTGATGGTCAAATAGCTACAGAATTAAAAACCTACATAAACAATAAATTGGGAGAATAGCATGCCAACTGTATTTATTACAAATAAAACTATGACAGTTATTAACAAAGGTAAAATAGAAATAGTAGATTTGAATACTGATCTAGGTAAGGAATGTTTAATTGCATATCAAGATGATGACATTGATGATATTATTTTTATGATAAACGAAGATAAAATTTTAGGAGATGATGTAGAAGAATCAACAACCGGAAACATATTAATAGAAGGGGTAGAGTTAGAAGTTGACCTAGCTAACAAAGTTCGACAATTTAAAAACGAAAACGTTCCTTTTGATCACCTTCTAAAGTTCGCGGAAAGGGTAAAAGATAACCCCTCTTTTAACAGTAGGAAGATGCTGTATAAGTTTTTAGAACATAACGGTCATCCTATCACAAAAACAGGGACTTTTCTTGCTTATAAAAAGGTTACGCATGATTTTAAGGATTTACATACTAAATCTTTTGATAATTCAATTGGTAACGTAGTAGAGATGGATAGGAATCTAGTAGATGATAATCCGAATAATACCTGTTCTAGTGGGTTACATGTTGCATCTTTTGGGTATGCAAAAGACTTCGGAAATGGTAAGCTACTCTTAGTAGAGGTTGCTCCAGAGGACGTAGTCAGCGTTCCAGTAGACTACAAAGGCACAAAGATGAGAACTTCTAGGTACACCGTGTTAAGTGAAGTTAACGAAGAATTAGACGGTCTAATAGTGGAGGATCGCGACGAATCATTTGAAGAAGATTGGAGTATTGACTATGATGGTAGTTTGTATTGGTGAGGAGTAGAAATGAAATGGATATTTTTAATTGTCACAATTAGTACTTTAGCTAGCGAGGTCTGTTACGAAGTGACTTGCACAAGAGTAACTAATGGTGTAACTTTATACACAACAGCATGTAACTACTGTCCGATAGGTTGGACACAAGAATAGGAGAGATATGAGAACTTTTAAGAAATACGCTAACAGAAAGCTTTATAGCACTCAGGATAGTAAGTATGTAAACCTTACTCAATTGTACAATGAAGTAAAAGGCGGAGTGACCGTTATCGTTACTGAAAATAAGACTGGTAGGGATGTTACACTAGAGACTCTAAAACAGGCTGTAATGCGTTGTAAACCTATGAGCTTAGATAGTGTAGAAGAATTAATTAGAAACGATTAGGAGGCATAATGAAGTACGCTGAGAGCACATTGATGTTACAGTCTATATTAGATAAACTCATTATGGACCATAATGTGGATACTGAACTAAGAGCTGACATTGATGGATATCAAGTTGCTATGTTTGATTATGAAACTCAAGAAATGTTGGCTAGTTTTAGTGGTGAGGATGAAAAAGAACTAATAGTTAACATGGCACTAGGTAATTTCATTGGCAGAAGAAGACTTTCATGGTAGTGTTATATGTGTTTTTACTTGTAGTACTTTCTTGGTTATTTTCGGTTCATCATGTGGAAAGAGCACATAAGATAGTGGAAAGGTGTAGGATAGAAAGAACATCTAGGTATAGAAAGTTAAAAAAAGAATTGTTTATAGAAAGAGAACATGTTAAACTACTAGTGAGTTCAGCAGCAAGGAGAGTGAAGTGATAACAATAAGAACTCAGAGAGAATGGGATGAGCTACCAGAATTGTTCGATGAGTTTACCGTGATTGAAATAAGGTCGGAAGAATGGGTTAAGATAAGAAAGACACCTGAAAACTCTCGTGTTGAGGCATGGGGCTCTTCTCGTGTTGAGGCAAGGGGCTCTTCTCGTGTTGAGGCAAGGGGCTCTTCTCGTGTTGAGGCATGGGGTTCTTCTCATGTTGAGGCATGGGGTTTTTCTCGTGTTGTGGCATGGGGCTCTTCTCGTGTTACGGCATGGGGCTCTTCTGTTTGTGATAACGGGTCAACAAACACTCAAATTCAAGCAGGAGACAATTCTACACTATATCTAAATGTCGAGCCGGCACACTTTAAGGCTGAAGACACGGTAAATATTATCAGGGAGTTTATTTCGCCTTCTTTCGAGCGGTGGCTGAGTCGTGGTTGGGTTGTTGCCGACGGTATTAGACAAAAATTGGTCAGCAAAAAATCCCTTGGCAACATTACAATTTACACCACTGAGGATTTTTGGGGCGAGACTTTTTACGTCGCACAGCTTGGTGATAAGTTCGCACACGCAAATTCTATTGAAGAAGCAAAAAATGACCTTAGGTACAAAATTTCTGACAGAGATAAGTCACACTACGAAAGCTGGACGCTCGAAACCAGCGCAAAGGTAGACGATATGATTGAGGCGTATAGAGTAATAACCGGTGCGTGTTCGACTGGCACGAAAATGTTTTGTGAAGGACGCGAGCTGAAGGATGACTACACGGTTAAAGAGGTGATTGATTTAACTAAAGGACAATATGCAAGCGAACAGTTTTCGCAGTTTTTTAAGAGCAAGCAAGGAGAGTTTTTAGCTAAGATTAATGGAGGTGAGAAATGAAATACTTAATATTACTATTGTTTATGGGGTGCGCAACACCAAGACCTGAGGTAACTACACCAAAACAAATAGTATTCAAAAGTAAGCAGGTCCGAATTATGGAATGTCTACAATTCGTAAAGTCAATGGAAAGTGATGATAAATTTGCAGGTGAGTTCTGTAGAGGTATCTACAAGGAGGATTAGTGTACGTATGTCAATGTGATCCAAGTAAGGATGACGCTTTAGAAGCAGTGGGTTCTTTTAGACAGGTGGAAGTAGATGGTGAAGGGATATGTAATGAGTGTGGGTATTATGCATTATTCACTACCACCTTTCAGGGATCTGCCATGAGAGGAATGTTCGATTCACAAGGATGTACTATTTTTACGAGCAATAAATTGTTTACTTATTTTGAAAACATTAGACACATAGAGTCAAAGTATCAACTTTATAAGATTAGAAAAGGACTCTCGGAAAATGGATACTATAATGGTAAAAATTACACTGTCATCCTAGGTCATAAAAATGAACTACCTGAAGAGTTAAAATTTAGTGAACCTAAACCTATATACGTTTTTAAAACTACAGGAAGCTTTGAAGGAGTATACGATACCCAAAAAGCGGTAACAGATGGCACTGGTGTATCAAAAGAGATCGTAAGGAAATGCTTAAAAGACGGTCAGTGGAAAACTAAGAAAGGGTTTATTATTACTTATAATAAAAACCTAAACGTACAAGAACATCTTAAAAATATAAAAAAATTAAGGGACCAAGAAGAAATCGATTACTAAAGGTGATAGAATGTTTAAAATAGAAGACGTATATTTTGATGAACTAGATTATTTTTTTAACTACGAGTTTGATTTTCCTAATGATGAAACTTTTCCACTAGATAATAAACAGAAAGAGATTGACACAGGGTATTGTTCATGTAATAATAGGAAAGAGACTAAGGTTCTAATTATGAACGAAGTTGTATATGTATGTAAAAAAGCCGATGGTGGCTGTGGTCGAGAAATAAAAAAATGATATACTTAGAAAACCAACCAGTGGATGTTACTATATTTCCTGATAAAACCTCTCAAGTATGGAATGTTAATGAACAATGTTTAGCCTCAATAAAAAACTTTACTAATGGCGCTCAGTGTACCGTTACTTGGTCTTTTGAAAGTGAGGGTGAATTTCTTCATCTTGCTCAATTAAAAGATCTACTAGATAGCGAAGGTATTTCGTCTATACTAAATATACCAACGTTACCCTATGCTAGACAAGATAAGGAGATTAACAATAAAGAAACGTTTGCACTTAGAACTTTTGCTAAATTATTAAATACTCTAAAATTTAAAAGAGTCTATTCAAAAGACGTACATAATATAAAATTAACGGAAAGTCTAATAGACAACTTCGCTAACATAGCTGCCGACCCTTCTATCAATATGGTATTTGATAGAGTAAAAGCTGATATGATATGTTTTCCTGACGAGGGAGCTAAACTTAGGTATAACCTAAAAAAAGAGAGCTGTTATGGTATCAAAAAACGATGTCCTGAAACAGGGTATATAGAAGGGTATAATTTCGTTGGTGAAGTTAGAGGTAAGATTATTCTGATCTGTGATGATCTTGTTGATGGCGGTATGACATTTATAAAATGTACTGAGAAATTACTACAAGGGGGGGCGAAAGAGGTTTACTTATATGCCAGTCATGGTATATTTAGTAAAGGAACTAACGTTCTTTTTGATGCAGGAATTAGTAGAATTTTTACAAAGGAAGGAGAAATAAATGAAAGGTCTTAATGCGATGTTATTAGCTGATTTTTATAAGCTAGCTCATCGTCGCCAGTATCCAGAGGGGACAGAATATGTATTCTCCACTTGGACTCCACGATCAGGAAAACATTTACCCAACTCAGAACATGCTGTTTGTTTTGGTATTCAAGGATTCGTTAAAGAATTTCTAATTGACTTTTTTAATGAGAGTTTTTTCAGTAAAGACAAGCAAGAAATAGTAAAAGAGTACAAAAGATTCGTAAGTGCTACATTATTAGTTAAAGACCCAGAAACTGATCATATCGAAGATCTTCACGATCTAGGTTATTTACCTATCCTTGTTAAATCGTTAGAGGAGGGCACTAGAGTTCCTTTCCGAGTTCCCATGATGACCATTGAGAACACTGATCCTAGATTCTTCTGGTTGACTAATTATCTAGAAACCCTAGCTTCATGTAATCTATGGAAACCTTCAACAACTGCAACTATTTCTTTAATGTATCGAGAAATCTTGAACAAGTATGCTATGGAGACAACGGGCTCTATGGAGGGCGTAGAGTTCCAAGGGCATGATTTTAGTATGAGAGGGATGAGTGGTATGGAAGATGCTGCTAGAGCTGGTACCGGGCATCTTCTGAGCTTTGTAGGCACTGATACTATACCTGCTATCCAATATTTAGAACAATACTATAATACTGACGTTACAAAAGAACTTGTAGGATGTTCAGTTCCTGCTTCAGAGCATTCTGTGATGTCATCAGGTTCGAAAGAAGGAGAGTTTGAAACTTACAGAAGATTGATTGAAGACGTACATCCTACTGGAATTGTTTCACTTGTTTCTGATACTTGGAATCTATGGCATGTAATAACTGACACTCTTCCTAAACTTAAAGATAAGATTATGACTAGAGACGGTGGACCTGACAGTTTAGATAAAGTCGTCATCAGACCCGACTGCTACGATGACCAAACTAAGATTATGACGGAAAGAGGGTGGGTTTTCTTTGATGACTTACGACCTGAAGATAAAGTAGCGCAGGTTTTAGATGATGGATCTCGGGAGTATATTAAACCAACTAAAGTAGTAAAACAAAGATATGAAGGACCTATGGTTAGTTTTAAGGATCATTTTGGTAAAATGGATTTGATTGTTACCCCCAACCATAGAATGATTTTTAATAAAAAAGGAACTGAGTTTGTTCAACTAGCTGAAGATTTCACTCAAGGGTATCATGGTAAAAACATAGTTAGAAGTTCACCAACAAAAGACCTCAATGAATTTATCAGTCCTATGGATAGATTAAAGATAGCATTTCAGGCTGACGGTAGTTACCAAACAGGCAAGACTGATAGAATTAGGTTTAGCTTTTCTAAAGAGAGGAAAATAAAAAGACTATCTAATATCCTCGATCAGTTAAACTATGAATATAAAATAAACAACTTAGGTGGCGGGAGCGTTGAATTTAAAGTCAACACTGTTGTTGAATTAAGTAAAGACTTCAATTGGGTAAACACGGTTAATCCTTGTTCTAATTGGTGTAAGCAATTCATAAACGAACTATCTCATTGGGATGCAACTATTAGAAATGAAGGTAGAATAAAGTTCGATACAACAAACGAAAATGTCATAGGAGTCGTTGAGGAAATCGCATTATGTTCTGGTTATGGGGTTTTGGTTTGTGAAAAAGAAGATAATAGAAAAGAACATTTTTCTAAGGTATACACTGCTCATATATTAAAGAATAATGAAATCGGTGGACAGTCTATAAAAAAAGAAACTATAGAAAAGTATAATGGATTTGTTCATTGTGTACAAGTGCCAACTGGTAAGATTTTAGTAAAAAGGAACAGATGTACTGCGGTTTGTGGTAACAGTGGCGACCCTGTAGACATCCTTTGTGGAACATATAAAGAAGGTCATATATTACCAAAATCTCTACCAGAGCATAAAGGAGTGGTAGAACTTCTATGGGACATTTTTGGAGGAACTGTAAATGAACAAGGCTACAAAGTTCTAGACTCTCACATTGGAGCTATCTACGGAGACTCTATCACCCCTGAGAGATGTACACAGATTTGTGAAAGGTTGAAAGCTAAAGGTTTTGCTTCAACCAATGTTGTCTTCGGTATCGGTTCTTATACTTACCAATACATAACCAGAGATTCTTTAGGCTTTGCTATGAAAGCTACTTCCGTTACTATTAACGGAAAAAAACAAGCTATCTTCAAAGATCCAATTACAGATGATGGGACAAAGAAATCAGCTAAGGGTAGAGTTGTGGTGCTTGAGGACGAGGAGAACGGTATCCATTATGTAGATAGTAGTATGTATAACAGTAGTGAATTGAACCTATTATCACAATCTGACCTGTTGACACCTATTTTTGAAAATGGTAAACTCTTAAAAGAGACATCATTGGTAGAAGTGAGGAGTAGGTTAAATGATAACTAAACACATCAAGGGTGACGTTAGAGACACAGAACTTAACTTCATGGCTCACGGTGTAAACTGTCAGAATGTCATGGGTAGTGGGGTAGCTAGAGCTTTATTTGAAAGATACCCAGAAGTAAAAAGCGAATACCACCGTTACCTTTCTCTAGATGATGAAGTATTTGGTAGTGCTCATAGACTAGGAGAAGTGCAACTTGTTGATGTTGGATCTGATAAAACCGTGCTTAACATGTTCACACAGAATAACTACGGAGGTGACGGTAGTAGGTATGTTAATTATGATGCTATATTTAATTGTTTCATTTTCGTTAATAACGTGCTAAAGTTACCTAAATTGGCAATACCTAAGATAGGATGTGGGCTTGCTGGAGGTAGTTGGAATCTAGTTGAAGCTATTATAAATGAGTGTACACCAGATACTGAGGTATGGGTTTATGAGTATTGATTGGTCTAAATCTCATTGTGGCGTCATGTTATGTTCTTTTGACGAAACCATAAGAATGATGCCAGAAGTGAAACCTATTCTAGACGATCTTATAGGTAAACTCGAACTAGATATTAGTGAATGTGTCGTTGATGTAAAAGTTCACATGTTGATGCCGGATGAATACCCCTGTATACCTAACTGGCATAGAGATTTTATACCTAGGAATACTAAATTACACAAATTACATAAAAATATCAGTAATCAAAAAATGTACTTGTGGATAAGCGGAGAACCGAAGACTGAATGGAAAAAAGAACCAAAAAAACTATCAGGAGAGTATGATTGGGTTGAATTTACGCAACGAGATGTTCACAGAGGAGTTAAATCAACGAAACATACATGGAGGTGTTTTATTAGAGTTATACCTAAAGACTTCATTCACCCAACAACAACTAATGTTGGTCAACTTAGAAGACATTCGCAGGTTTACATTGACGATCCTGATAGGTTCAATTGGTGAATTATAATATTTGGAGATTCATATGGGACAGTTTTGACTTGTTTTACAGTATTACAGGATTGAGAGCGCAAGTTCCAATTGAATATTTTTATCCTAATTTATGTCAGTGGTTATTTGCAAAAATGACAGGAATAAAAGGGGTCAGGGTTGAAAAGAAATCCTTGTAATAGAGATAGAGTGTGTTTTCATGGTTACACCGTTCTCAGAGATGGAACCGTTCTAAGCAAAAAAGGTCAACCTATGAAGTTTGAGAAAAGAATGAGAAGAGGTAACGACGGTAAGTTTGACTTGTGTGTTAGGTTAAGATATCGTGGCAAGAGCAAGAAGTGGACTTTGCAAAGGCTAATTGCTGCATGTTTTCTTGGTCCAATAGATGGATATGAAATCAATCACATAGACCGTGATCCTACAAATTGTCATGTTAATAACTTAGAGAGACTCACGCCTTCTGAAAACCAGAAACATTGGAGAGATGATGAGAAGTCCTGACTATATATACACTTGGAGTTATTACTCAGAAAAACAAAAAGCAGTAAATACTGTTATTAAAAGATATAAACTACCAATGTCTTTCGGAATCTCAGAATATGTGAATACTAGTAATGATTCTATTATTGATTATTTAATGAATAGATTAAACTATGCACAAAGTGAAGAATGTGGAGAAGCCGCCAACTCTGGCGTTTATAATGCACAAAAGGCTATTGAATTACTAAACACACTAAAAGGTATATTATGAAGATCAGTCATTCAGCAAAAGAAACATTCTTACAATGTGGTGAGAAATATCGACTCCACTACCAAGAACGACTTAGGTCTAAGATATATCCTTCGTTCTTTCTATTAGGAGGGGCATTTGACGAAGCCTTGAATTGTCTTTTACTAAGTAAAAAGAGACCTGAAAATTTTACAGAAGAAGAGAGACTTCTCTTCGAACAAGATCCTTATGTGGTATTAGACAATGAACTGACTACTCAAGTTTTCAATGGGGAAACGATATATGTTCCGACTTTCATATACGCTAAGTATTTTAGTAAAGACTTTGATGTAAGTTTAATAGAAGATGAAGACCTAATGTTAATCAATTCAACAGCCGAACGTACAGGTTATAACAGCCTCACTGCGGGGTCCTGTGAAGAGTTCATACTAACATGTAGGAATGAGATTAAAACGTCTAAGAGGCTCGATGACGACGCTCAGGTGCTTTATAACCTTATCAACTGGTGTACTTGCAGAAGAAGACTTAGATATCTATTGGAAATGTACGAGAAAGATGTTCTACCTTTAGTACATGAGGTTTTTGCTGTACAAAAGAAAGTAGAACTTTCAGCAGGCGACCACACTCTAATAGGATATATTGATGTGGTCTTGAGTTATGTTGACGAACCTGATGTTGTTTATGTTACTGATAATAAGTTAGCAAGTAAAGGATACCCCGATAACGCAATTGATGATGCTGTACAATTAGCTACATACTGTGAACATGAGGAAACAAATAAGGCTTCTTTTATTGTCACAGAGAAACCACTAAGAAAGAGAGACCCTAGGCATAGGATACAAATACTAAAAGGCGAGATAACTGAAGAATTGTTTGAGAAAACGTTTGACGAGTTCGGAGAAGTGGTATATTCTGTAGAGAATGGCGAGTTTGAGAAGACTGGTATGGATGGAAGTAGACAAGAGTGTTTTAGTTTTGGTCAGAGATGTCAATTTTATAATACATGCAGAGGTGAACCTGAGAAGGATTTTTTAATTAAACTAGAAGGTAATAAATGATCATAAAGGATAAAGACGAACAAGAATTTAAAGATATGATGGATAGTTGTCTAGAGAGTGTTAATGGAGAAGGACAAATTAAAAGAGTCGAATTTGACATAGACAGTAAAGAAGTTAAATTTGTCTTCAAACTTTCCGAATACGAAGGTTGTCTAACTTTTTTGGAGTATTAATGAACATTCGGGATAAAAAATTATTAATTCAACATGGTTATGGTTTATACATATATACGATCAGTGAAATAGACGATATCTATAGTAAAGACAACGAAGCAGATATTTCTTTTCTTTTGCCCAAAAACGGATTGTTTTTTGAAGAAGTAAAAATAAGAAATAGAAATCATTTTTTTCAGTATATAGATGAATTACAATTAGAATTAAATAAAGGAAACAATGATGGCAGATAAAAAAGGGAACACTGGTTACAGGAACACTGGTAGCTGGAACACTGGTTACAGGAACACTGGTGACATGAACACTGGTAACTATAACAATGGTGACAGTAACACTGGTAGCTGTAACACTGGTAGCCGGAACACTGGTAACTATAACAATGGTGACAGTAACACTGGTAGCTGTAACACTGGTTACAGGAACACTGGTAACATGAACACTGGTAACATGAACACTGGTAGCTGGAACACTGGTAACTGGAACACTGGTAACTGGAACACTGGTGACTGGAACACTGGTGACCTAAATACTACCAAACCTACCGTTAGGCTTTTTAATAAAGATAGCGGATTAGAGTTTAATGGAGAAGTTCACATTAAAATTAGAAACACTGTAAGTAGTTATCAAAAAATGCTAGGTGAATGGGTCTATGAAAAAAACATGACTGACCAAGAGAAGACTGATAATCCTACATATAAAACTACTGGAGGATACTTAAAAGTAAACAAAAGTGTTTACAACGGCAAAAAGGTAACGAAGGAGCATATATGTTTTCTAGAATCTTTGCCTAATTTTTGTCCTAAGATTCTAAAGGAATGTACTGGTATTGACTTAGAAGAAAAAACATGTAACAATAAAATTGTTGAAATTGATGGCAAAAAATACAAGCTTATGGAGTTAAAATGAATAAGAAGGAATTAGAAGAACATAACAAAGCACTTAGATCTAAACTGGATGAAGTCCAGAAAGATCTAGACGCCTATAAGAATGAAGAGAAGGTCTTAGGTTTATTAGACGAAGAAGCTGTTGGTGCTTTTTTTGATGATGAGGAAAGAATGTGGAATTTAGTTACCTTAGGTTACAATAAGGACACAGGTGAGGCTAAAGTAGAAAAGATAGAAAAAGTAAGTCAAGACTTTGCTATGTTAGATTATAGAATTAAACAATTCGTAGCAGAGAATATCAATTTAAAAAACCTTAGGAGGTAATTATGGAACTAAAGGATTTAGGGAGGTTCGCAGTAGATGCGGCTCCTCACGCAACAGGAAGAATGATGGTCACTGTAACCCAGTTAGCAGAAAGTAAGCTAGATGGTGGCAATCAACGATCTTTGTCAGCTATTAATGTGACTTCGGGCGGTAAAAATGAATCTGCTGCTACAGAAAACGGAATCAAACTAGCACTAAAGAGATTAACTGACCTAAAAGGTAAGTCTGAAATTGTAAAACTAGGCGTTGTGAGCTTGGAAGAGAACAAGAAAGACAACACTTTTGAGAGTGTGGTCCAGCTTGGTTTTTTTGATAAATCTAATGACGGTGCTGATCTTATTAAGAAAAAATGTCTAGGATTTGGTAGTGGTAAAACAGCAGATGCTGCTGAAGAGGCTGCTATTAAAAGCGCTCTTAGTTTAATGGGAGAGAAGTAGATGGAAGACGTAAAAAATACAGAGACAAAATTAATTTCAGTGGTAATGTCGAACAATATTGCAGATATTGCGACTGCATTATCGAAAGCTCAATCTGAACTAGACTCTGCTAAAAAAGACAGCTCTGGCTATGGATACAATTATTCAGATTTAGCATCTGTTATAAATACATCAAAACCAGTATTAGCAAAACACAATTTATCAGTTGTACAATTAGTAGGCAAACAAACAGAAACTCAAGTTGAAGTTACTACAATCTTAGCCCACAGTTCAGGTCAGTTTTTTAAGTCGATTGCAACTTTACCTGTTATCGAGATGAAAGGTTGCAACAAGGCACAAGGTGCCGGGGCTTCGTTGAGTTATCTTAGACGCTATGCATACCAATCAATTATCGGTCAACCGAGTGAAGATAATGATGGGAGTAGTGAAAATAAAAAACCAGCAACCTCTTCTAATTTTAAGAAGAAAGAGGAACCTAAGAAAGCCGCTAAAAAAGAAGCTACTGCTAAAAAGCCTAACTTTAGAAAGAAAGCTGTAACTACCGAAACAAGTAGTGGAGGTCTTTAATGGATAAAGCAGAAGAACTTGCATCAAAAATGGACGTTGATTATTTTAACCGTCTATTACAAGACCAAGTTAGAGATTTTAATAACCTAATAGCCAAGAAAAAGAAAATGCTATCAAAAGGAGAGCTATTTCAACTAACAAAGGCGTTAGTTAATTACCCTGATACTACAGGTATCTTAAAAACAGAGAATTTAAAAGACCTAATAGAACTTGGGGTAGCAGCAAAAGAATCATATCTAGCATTAACGGTACAGATGTTAATTGAACAAGGACAAAAAGTACAAAAAGAGAGCGACAATAAATTCGTTCCAGAAGGAGAGAGTAATGAGTAAGAAGTATTTAGATTTTGCATCAATTTTAGAAGGCAAACCTGAAAATGGAGGGGGCTTCTACATTAAGGTTAACTCAGCAGTGACACTTAAAGAAGGTGAAATTGTTTACGTTGATAAACCTGCTGATAAAATCAACAAACTAGTTGAACTAGGATTTATTGATGAAGCAGAAGCTGAGTCTAGAATCGAAAGGGTTCCTAGCTTTATTAAGTACACGTTGACAAAGAAAAACTAATACCCCCTCTCTTCTTTCGAGATTAGAGTTGCCCTGAGTACTGGCATAAAAAGACTCACCATTAGGGGCTAGTTTAATCGGTTGGAATACTAGATTGTGAATCTGGAGACGGGAGTTTGATTCTCCCACCCCTGACCGTTACTGGGAGGTAAAATGTCTATTAAATACAAAATGAGGGACTACCGTGCCAGTATAAAAGGTCTAGTAAAGGCTTATGAAAAAAAGGGACTGGAAGGTGTTCAAATGTACTGTGTTGTTTCATTTATCCCAGTTGCAGTAGCCTATACTTACCTACTAAGAACACACAAAGACGAGAAGATGAAAGAATGTTTAGAAGGTGTAATTAAATTTTATAAATGCGAGGTAATCGACTAATGGAAAAACGATTTTACAGGATATGCGAAACTTTAACCGATTACGGAAAATATGTCCCATATGATGAAGATATATTCAAACACGTAAACCAAAGTAAACCATTCTATCAAAGTATTTACACCTATAACGAAGAACAAGTAAAAGCTGCCAAAGAAATGATTGAAGTTACCAAGAATAACAAAACAATAACAAGACCCAGAGGTATCGTTGGCGTAACTGATGTTCTATCTAAAAGACTAGTATGGGACTTCGACAGCGATGAAATAGAGAATGCACAAAAAGATACACAACAATTAGTAGACAAACTTCAGGAGAACGGAATTTCTGAAGATTATATTGGCATTTACTTCTCAGGAAGGAAAGGATTCCATGTAGAAATCGAGACTGACACTTTTTTAACGCCTCAACAGTTTAAAAGCATTACCTCCCATTTTGCTCAAGATCTCGAAACTTTTGACTCAGTAGTGGCTAATCCTGCAAGGATTTTCCGCATAGCTTACACAAAGCACAACTCTACTGAATTCTACAAAACTCGACTATCTCTTCAAGAGTTAAACGAGTCCTCAGTACAGCAAGTACTGGAAATTGCCAAAGAAGCATACCAGCCAGAAGGGGTGGAGGAATTATCTTTAACTCCATCTCTTCTGGCATTTGGTAAAGAGGAAGAGAAACCAAAGAAGCAAAAACCTAATTTGTTAGATAGGTTAAACAAGTATACTAACGGCATACATGAGGGAGATTTTAGTCTAGACCTAACAAAGAAGCCTCCTTATTTATCTAATTGGAAGTATGCAATATCACAGGGTTTATACCTTGCAGGTAGTAAACATCAAGCAAGGATGATATTGGCTGCAACCTACAAAGGACTGGGTAAGGAAAAACAAGAAGCATACTACCTACTAAAATCTGCAGCAGATATGCAAGCTATTAGGTTTAATGAAGAGAGAACGCCTAAAGAGATGATGTGGAGTGCTATTGAAGATGTCTACTGTGAGATGTGGAATGGAGGAACTTACTCAGAAGATAATTTTCCAAAAGAAATCACTAAATACTTAGAGGAATTAGAGATCCCTAGGTTCTCTGATGTAGAGATAGATGAAGACCTTATCGTTAACGTCTCCGAAGGATTTGATAACTTTTATGACTATGCAACTAAGATTGATGAAAACCGACTAAATTTTGGCATTCCATCCCTTGACAATATCTTAAAACCACAAAAAGGACATTTAATTGGATTGTTAGCTGGTCCGGGGGTGGGGAAAACTAGTCTTGCTCTAGAATTGCTTTCTAACACATCTAAAGACGGTTGTAAGAGTTTCTTTGGTTCTTATGATATGAACAGTAACATTTTGTTCCAAAAGCTCTTACAAAGGGAAACAACATTCACTGATGATGAAATTTATGACGTTTACCGAAGGGGCGATCAAGAACAGATTGATAAATTTAAACTTATTCTAGAAAAACATTACGAAAACGTAACTTTTTGTTTTAAAGTCGGTCAGAGCATTGGGGACTTAAAAAGATCTATCGCACAAAAGGAACAGACTTTAGGGGAAAAAATAGGACTAGTTGTTGTTGATTATATTGAGTTAATATTATCTGATAAATCCGACTCAACACAAGCCTCGGCTGAAGCTGCTCAAGGGTTGAGAGAAATAGCCAACTCAGGTAAGGTCGTAGTAGTGTTACTTCAACCTAATAAAATGAGCAGTAAACCTGACGAAGCTCCTAAAAGCTATAACGCAGCAAAAGGATCATCAGCTATTCCTCAAGCTGCAACATCTATGATGGGGTGCTTTAGACCTGGATATAATCCAGAAGATACCTCAATGGATAAATTCTTTGGCGTTGCTATATTAAAGAACAGAATGGGACCGCTTGGCACTTGTTATTTTGATTGGGTTGGAGCTAGAGGTAAAATCACAGAATTAGAAGACATCCAAAAACAAGAACTATCTGAGTTTCTTGAAATGAAGAAAGCAAATAACACAGAGGATCATGGACTATGAATAACGTTGTAAATTTATTACACAAAGACGAAGAAGACTCGACAAATGAAACTCAACATGTTAATATTGATTTACTGGACAACGGATACGTTGTTCACGTAACTACTGAGGCTAATGAGAGCAAGTTGGTATTTTCTTACAATGAACGAGTAGAAATGATGAAATATCTTGAGGAGGTATTGGGCGTATGATTAAAGTGCAATATGTAGACCATATGGGAGATGACCTGCGAGTTGTAAACTCTGCAAGAATCTCTATGGGGAAATCAACAGACATTTTAGAGAAGAAAGATGAGAAACTTATAAAATACCTAGCAGATCATTCACATATGACACCTTTTGAACATAATATCCTCACAGTTATCATTGAATGTCCTTTGGATATCAGAACTCAATTGATTCGACACAGAACATTCAGCTTCAATGAAGTGAGTAGGAGATATACGTCAGAGGATATCGAATTGTTTACTGAATCTAAGTTCAGGAAGCAACATAAATCTTCCAAGCAATGTTCAGATGGAGAACTTTCAGATGAAGACCAATTGAAAGCTCAGGTTATTGAACAAGATATACATAGAAAATGTATGGACGCTTTTCAGGCTCTCCTTGATATCGGAGTATCCAGAGAGCAGGCTAGGAGAAAGTTGCCTATTGGGATGATGACTAAATTCTACATGACGGGGAACCTGAGAAACTGGTCACACTTTTTAAAACTAAGATTGGATAGTCATGCCCAAGAGGAAGCTCAAATTGTGGCTAGACAAGTTAGGGATATCCTAGTTGACAAGTTCCCTTTTTCTGGTAAGTTGTTACTAAAGTGATTGACAATATCATAACTTCTGTTAAAATATTATTATGTTCGATAGTTGGTCACAATTGGGAACATTTTAAGAATAGTGCAGTCTGTTCCAGATGTGGACTAATTTTAACTAAGGTTAAAAAATGAAACTAACAGAAATTGAATACTATAGACTAACAGTAGTCCTTCTTGAAAAAAAGCTAACTTACAATGATATGTTAACGTGGCTAGAAACCAAAGACCTAAAACTTAACGGTATACCTAGGGCTTTAATTGGAATAGGAGAAGGTGAAAGGGTCATAGAAAGGATTCGAGAAATGACAAACACTTGTTACGCATGTAAAATTAATTGCGGAAACGATAACTGTTTTACCAATCGAGATAACCCTAAATATTACATATTCGATAATGACAGAGAGGACATTCAATTACTAGAAAAACTACGAAAACAAAAGAAAGCTGGAAATGAGTAAACTCGAAAAGTGTATCATAAAAAACGATCGGATACGTAAGATACAAAGTCTAGTTGACTGGACTATGTGTATTATATTTATAACAAGTACTATTTCATTATGGGTACTTATCATATCAACGGTTCTATGACCTCCGTATTAGGAGCTGTAGGCTCTCTTCTCCTTGCCCTATGCGCCCTACCAGAAGTAATTTCAAGTATCCGTAAGGGCTATTGTGGAGCCTCTAATGGGTTGTTATTTACATGGCTGCTAGGGGAATGTCTAACCTTAGCGTACGTATACTTAACCTCAAAAGATATTTTCCTCTTGCTAAACTATGGAACTAATGTTATCTTAATCTTGGTGCTAGTTTTTTACAAAACTAAGCCGGTGAAGTTTCAACCTAACAAAACGATTAGTAATTTCCTAGCTCTAAAGGAGCGTAAATGACAATAGATTGTCCCGTATGTGATCATAACTTTGAACCTGAAACTGACGCAGAAGGGAAATGTTACTGTCCTAGCTGTGGGACTGGTATGATGTTACTCAATTCTTCTACTGGAGGTTTTGATTATACTAATGATTTTTCTGACTGTTACCTTGAATCGGCTATCATAGAGAATGAAGTCAAGAACATAGATGATACTCACTTAGAGGATGAAATAGCTCAAGAGATGGCAATAGGAACTTACATGAAAGGTACTGAGTGTATATTTCAAGAAATGTCTAGTGTGGGTTATATGGCATATGATACCAGAAAGAAAGCTGAAGGTGTGTATATATTAATGCATAGTAGATTATGGTTTAAGGGGTTTAAAAATGAACATCATTGAAACTGACGAATTTGAGGAGTACTGAAAAGACTTTAACCAAGAATCACATACTGGTTTACCTATTTTTACTGAAGGCGACAAGGTTCTTGCTAAAGAAATCTGGGATCACCAAGAAAGTAAAACTTGGAAAGAAGTGACAGAACTAGGTAGTTGTTATGTCGAGATGGAAAAAGAACAACAAAAGAAAATCGACGAGCTAGAAAAAGAGATTTATTGGTTTAATCAGATATTATCAGGTCACATTAAAAGATGTTGTTGAAAAGCTCACTCAAGTCACCAAAGAGAATGTTGCACGGAAGACTTGTCTGGAATTCTACATAAACGAAAATACAGATATCATCGCAGTAAAAGCTATACAATGTGAAGAGAAAATAAAAAAGGACAAAAAATGAGAATTATTAGGATAGGTATATTATTAAGTATAGCTATATTTGCTATCCATTTTAATAGTTGTGGGACTCCCGTAAACAAAAACGTAAAAGACAAAGTTAAATCATTTGAAGAATTAACTGGGAGAAAGATCACTAGTCGCATACGTTTCGCTAACCTAAAAGGTAGAACTGTTGGATTATGTATCTACGGTCTAAATCACGTATACCTTGATAAGGTATATTACGACTCGGCAAGTGATATACAAAGAACTGCTCTTATTTACCACGAATTGGGACATTGTGAATGCTTATCAGGTCATGTAGACCCTAAAGAATTTTCTTTTTGTCCTGATAGCATTATGAATGCCACTACCACAACAGACTGGTGTAACCGAATTAAGTGGAATCAATACAAAACAGACCTAAGGAAAAGATGTCAGAAATAATATTTGGCAAAGATAAAACAAAAGGCATAGTTGCAGCCGAAGTTGTTGAAGATTATGTCGTTTGTTTAACTAACGAAGAGGATCAAATTTACTTTCCATTAATCTATTGGGTTCTTACTAGGTTTCCTACAAAAAACTCCCAGCCTTTAACAGGTAAGAATCATTACCGACATATCGTCACATTCGATAATAGGAAAGAATGGCAACTCTTTCTCAAAAAAGCAAGATCTAAACGTGTTGACTTCTACACTATATATAATGAAATTGAATCCGCAATGCTCTATTATGGGTTCACCTTTTTCAAGGATATTAAAATTGAAGAGGTTTCTGTTCTTTCTTTTGATATTGAGGCTAATGGTCTTGTTCGAGATCATACCTCTGAAACTTTCGTTATAACTAATACCTACAGAAATAGAAAGGGTGAAACATCCAAGAAACAATTTATACTTGATGATCGTGGTCAGGAATTAATGATTGCTGAATGGTGTGATTGGGTTAGAGAAGTAGACCCTGACTTTATCACAGGTCATAACATAAACGGATACGATTTACCCTACTTAGAGCACTGTTCAGGAAATGGTCTTAAATTAGGTAGGGATGATAGTTACATTTCATTCCGTGACAGAAGCTCTAATTACCGAGTAGACGGCTCTCAAACTTGGGAGTATAATAAGATAACATGCTATGGTCGTGGAGTGATTGACGGTATGTTTCTAGCTGTTAAACACGACATTGGTAGGAACTATCCAAGCTGGGGTTTGAAAACTATTGCTGAGTATGAAGGTTTTGTTAGTGAAGATCGTCAGTTTTACGATGCAAGTCTTATTGGTAAAAACTGGCACATACCTGAAGAAAGAGAAAAGATTATTAATTACTGTGAAGACGATTCTGATGATTCATTGAAAGTCTTCGACCTGATGGCTCCATCGTTCTTCTATATGTGTCAATCCATACCTAAACCGTTCCAACTAGTAACTGAATCTGCATCTGGTAGTTGGTTAAATGCTATACTAGTTAGGTCTTATCTACAAAAAGGACATTCAATACCTAAGGCTAGCGAAAAGGAATACGTTGGTGGGGGTATGAGTTGGGGAAATCCCGGTTTATACACTAACGTATCTAAATGGGATGCTGCTTCATTCTACCCTAGCACAATTCTTGCTTTTAATCTCTATGATAGAAAGAAAGATCCTGACGGACATTATTATGAAATGATCGAATACTTTACCAATAAAAGATTTGAACAGAAAGCAAAATATAAAGAAACAGGTGATAAATATTACGATGATATGCAAGCCTCAAGCAAAGTTTTTATAAATTCCGGTTATGGGCTGATGGGAACTAGCGGTCTGAATTTTAATAATTTTAGCATAGCTCAAGAGATTACTAAGTGTTGTCGGAAAGGTTTACAAAAATGTATAGTCTGGGCAACAGGGAAAAATGTTAACGAATGGTGGGGTGTAGATGAAAAACTATACAAAATCATAGAATTTCCTAAAGCTGACATGTGGAAAATGACTAAAAAATATGAAGAATTCATTGAAGTGATCGAGGACGGAGAAATAATTAAAGCATGGGTTCCTAAAGGAAAAACAGGAAAAGATTGGAAAGTTTGTTATAAACACAGTAAAGCTGCCAAGCAAGATTATCCCAACTTTGATCACATTGACACAATGGCTAAAGTTAAATTCGATGAGATGAACAGACACGATTGGGTCTTAGTAAATATTGATACTGACGCTCTTGCCTTCGCTAAAAAAGACGGATCTGAGTTTACAAAAGAACAGAATAAATACATTGAAGAATGTATAAATAATATAATGTATTCAAGATGGGAAGCTGATGGCGAGTTTGATAAGTTCTTGGTAGTTAAGGCTAAGAATTATGTAATGCAAGAGAAAGGAGAAACTAAATATAAATACAAAGGAAGCAGTTTAACGGACCAAAAGAAAGAACCAGCTCTCATAGAACTACTTCAGGTCATGATAGATAAGATAATGCACAGTAGACCAGACGAGTTGTCAGAAGTATATAACGACTATATTCGAGAAGTTAAAGAAATTAAAGACATATTTCGATGGTCGGTTAAGAAAAGCGTAACTTCTTCAGTTCTTAACCCTGAACGAGCCAACGAACAAAAGGTTTTAGACGCTCTCACTGGACTAGAAGTTCAAGAAGGAGATAAATATTACATGTTTTCTGATATCGATGGTCAGATTCAGCAAGTTCAAAAAGGAGAGCTTGTGTTTCTGAAAAGCGGAAAACCTAAAATGATCGATAATCGAATACTCCGACTTGCTGAAAATTATGCAGGTTCTTATGATTTACTTCACTACCTAGAAAGAGTCTATAAGACTGTAGATATTTTAAATACAGTTGTTGACATGGATCTTTTTACGAAGTATAGTAAAAGCAAGTTAAAACTATTGGAGGAATTATGACAAAGGAAAATACTAAATTAGAAAAGATAACAAAATATCTGTTAGAGGAAATAAAAATTCAGAAGATATGAAATACATAGCAGTTTGCGCTCACGTTCTTATTGTTAACTAGAACTATTACAATAAATTAAGGAGATGGCACGATGAAACTTAAACACAAAGGAGGTATATATTCTTTAAATGTAGATGCCGCCCTAAGATTGTCTGAACTGAAACAATTTAACGGAAGGAGTAATACTATAGACCTCCCTAACGTAGAAGGTCTGAACGAAGCTGTCCTTCTTATTAATTACCTATGTAGTATCACATTACAGAAATACCAAAGAGACTCAGAAGATTATTATCTCTTAGAAAAAGGATCTGAAATAGCGAAATTAGCAAAGGGAGGTTTGGACATGTGTGAAATAAAAGACATCCTAAAAGAAGTTTACAACAAGGGTAAAAATGAAAACTAAATTTAAGAAACTATCACCAGATGCAACAATCCCACAAAAAGCTCATCCCTCAGACGCAGGGTATGACCTAGTTGCCACAAGCTGTGTGTATGATCCTGAGACTGGTTTATATACATATGGAACATCTATAGCTTGTGCTATTCCAAAGGGTACAGTTGGGTTGCTATGTCCTCGTAGTAGTATTTCTAAAACAACATTGAGACTCTCAAACTCAGTTGGAGTAATTGATCAAGATTATAGAGGTGAGATTATTTTTAAATTCGACATGAAGTTTCCAAATAGATGTAATGAATATAAAGTAGGAGACAGAATAGGACAACTGGTAGTAGTTCCTCTAGGGGATGCTGGTAGCGAAGAGGTTGAAGATTTAGATGTAACAGTAAGAGGTTCTGGTGGGTTTGGAAGTTCGGGATGTTAACATTTTCAGAAGCTTTTGATAGAATCACGACATTTGAATCAACAGGTGTTCTTTTTGAATGGATACCTGATATGGAAGATCTTGAAGACCAACTAGCAGAAGGCAATTTTAAAGAAAAACCCCCAAGTCAAATGGGATACAAAGCTGATATTCTAAGTTTAGTTTGTCTTTTTCGTTTTGAAATAAAACCTCAAACATCATACCTACCAAGAAAGAAAAAGAAAAGACTTGCAATGCATTATAAAAAGAAGTACAATAAACTTAACAAAGAGCTTAGGAGGCGTTATGACTAAACAAGAATTCAGATTAAAACTAATACTAGAACTCAGCAATGGGGTTGCCATTAAAAATGGCGTAAACGTTGATAAGGTATTTAATGAAGCGGCTTCTGCTGGAATTGTTGCTACAGCAAATGCAATAACTGATAGAGTATTCGCTGAAACAGTAAAGGAAGACTAGTGGAAAACATTATCTATGTCGTCATTGGTCTCGTTTTGGGAGTCCTAGGTCTTACAAAGTATAAATCCAAAGAACTTCCTAAAGGTCTGTCTGACGATAAAGTAGAAGACCTTTCCGATAAGATTGATGGGTTAGATAAAAAGTCTAACCGTTTAAATAAAGAAGGAGCTTCTGACCTAAACTCAGAAGAAGTGGAGAATTTTTGGAAGAACAAGTAGAACATAATTGTGAAAATTGTGGAAAAGATTCTGAAGCGTTAAGTATGTACACTGGATACGGATATCATGAAGAAACCCCTTGGCTATGTGAGGTATGCTTTGACGATGAGTAAACTAGATATGAGATTTCTGATTAGTGAAAATAAGAGGTTAACTGTTGAAAATGAAATTGAGGGATGAGTTTTTAAGAGAAATGGAAAATGCTAGTACAGATTATCTAGACTGGGAAGAATTATACTTTGGTGATAAAGAAAAGTCGGGATTAGAAGAAGCTACTGCTTCCTATGAAGGATTTAAGCATGCAATATTGTTCTTATCTTTAAAAGGGTATTTAAAAAAGGAAGAGAAATGAAACTACTACTAGCCCTAATATTATCAATTAACCTATCTTTTGCTCAGACAATCAAACCCATTAACCAAGGCGACACAGCTCCCTTTACTGGTTACATCATTGATAAGAAGTTTGAACAAGCTAGAAGAACAGAGAGAGAACTATTAGACCTTGAGAAGTCTAAAACGGTAGTTCTAAGGGAGTTGGGTAAGGTTCATGTAGGTAGGACTGAATTTTACAAGGAAGAGGCTAAGAGGGCTAAAAGAGAGGTTCTTAAGGGACAGTTTAAGACTGTTCTATATTTTGTTGGTGGTATCGTTTTAGGGGGTGCTGCTGTGTATCTAGGATCAAAGGTGGCTAAATGATTAATGTTTTGAGAATTTTATTGGTAATGGTATTTTTAGTAAGTTGCAGCGAAGATCCAATTAGTGAAACAGGTACTGATAATCCTAATATTAAAATAGATCTTCTATTTAATCATAATGGATGTAGTGTTTATAGGTTTAGAGATGGTGGATATTCTCGCTATTTTTCTGACTGTAGCGGTTCTATAAGTTCTAGAGTCTACTGTGGAAAAACCTGCACCAGACCAAACACAACAATTAATATGGGACAATAAGTCATGAAATTCACAAGATATTCATCAATTGAAAACGCATACAGAACCAAATTTATTCAAAAAATGCAAATGTATATGAGTAATGAAGAGTTTGTTGTTCAAGAAAAAATACATGGAGCTAACTTCTCTTTCTATTGTGATGGTGAAACTGTTCTTTGTGGAAAACGATCTTCTATTTTACAAGGAGAGGAAATAGGTCAATTCTTCAATGCCGATAGTTTACTTAGTCAACATAAAAGTAAAATACTGGAGATATTTAACCACGTTAGATTGATAAAATTCTTTGATAAAGAAAGCACAGACGTAACCTCAATATCTATACATGGTGAACTTTACGGAGGAACATATCCCCACGATAATGTAGATAAAAATAACTCAGCCAAGAAAGTTCAGAAAGGTGTATTTTATTCACCAGATAATGAATTTGTTGCTTTTGATATGAAAGTTAACGAAGAGTATGTGAATATCGATCACATGAACGAATGGCTTGATAGGTCAGGATTAACTAGATTAGAGATCTTAAAAAGAGGAAAATTAAATGAATGTTTAGATTACCCTAACGACTTTAATAGTCACTTACATAAATGTTTTCCTGAACTTGATAACAACACTTGTGAAGGAGTGGTTATTAAGACTGTCAATCCTGTTAGATTCCCTAGTGGAGATAGACCTATTGTTAAGAATAAAAACGCCAAATGGAGTGAAAAGAAGAAAGGAGAGGGTAAAAGTGTACAAAAAGAACTACCTGAACATGTTAAGAAGCATGTATTGATAGGTCAAGAATACATTACGGAGAATAGACTGAGGAACGTACTATCTTACATTGGTCCAATTGTTGAAGTCAAGAAAGCCTTTGGTCAGATCTTGGGAGCTTTTAATAAAGATGTTATAAAAGACCTCATGGTAGAAAACGAAGAGTTCTTGGACCTAGAAAAACAAGATAGGAAAATAGTGACTAGTATGTTAAAGGGGTTGTCAGCGGAGATGATTAGACCCAACTTCGCCAATATACTCGATGGGGAGTTTTAATGTCTACAATGACAGAGAAAATTATATGGTTTCAAAAATACCATCCAGAATTAGTAAAAGAAATGCAACAATGTACTCATCATGGTGAAGACCTCAATCCTTATCACTTAGAAGGGGATGTTTGGACTCACACTATGATGGTCTGTAAGCAATCAGAGAATCAATCGGAATTAGTACAATGGGCAACTTTACTACATGACATTGGTAAACCTAAGGTTCATTCTATTAATAAAAAAGGACATTCGTGCTTTTATAATCATGATGCAGTTAGTGCTTTTATGGCTTTAGACGTTCTAGAAAATGCTAACTTTTGGAAGTTTAGCAACTTAATTGACCGACATAAGTTAACAATTTTTAAAGCAATATCAATACATACCCAAGTGTTTAAACAAACACCTGACAAACTTGGGGAAATGTTTGCTAATGATGTTCTTACTGCTGAAACTTTCTATGAGCTTGGGGTAGCTGATCATTCAGGTAGATTTACTAGTACAGAGGGTTCAGTTAACGAACCGGTATATACTTCTAGAGGATATCCTTCCGATAAAACAAAAAGACTCACTCTGTTATGCGGATTACCTGCTTCTGGCAAATCAAGTCATGTTAGTATCTCTGATTACGATTTTGTAGTATCTAGAGACGGATTAATAGAAAGTTCTTCACTAAATGGAACTTACAATGAAAAATGGAAGAACGCTGACCAGAAAGAAATAGATAGGTTACTGCAACTGCAATATGTCTGGGCAAAACAATACAATAATGTTGTTATAGATATGACACATATGAACAAGAAGAGTAGAAGAAAATCTCTTTCTCACTTTGGAGATGAATACTATAAATGTTGTATTGTGTATATTTCACCTCTTTCAGTATTAGAGTTGCGTAATATGAATAGAAATGGTAAGGCAGTACCTGATGAGGTTTATGAAAGGATGTTGAAGTCTTTCTATCCTCCACTAATGGACGAGTTTGACGAGGTAATCTGGAAATATGACAACACTTTTTAAAGAACTAGATAAAAGAGTAGAAGATGGACATCTAAGAAAGGTAATATCCCCATGCAGAAAACTCGTACTTTTTAACTATACTGATGCTTGCACTTACGATAAAGCATGGGACGAGCATACTTTAAACGCAAGAGGTACTGTTTACGAAATCGAAACAGGTAATATTATTGCTCAAGCTTTTCCAAAATTCTTCAACTACGGAGAGCTAGACTTAGATTTACAAAAAGACTTATTACATAGAAAGGATTTCGATGTTTATGAAAAAGCTGATGGCAGTTTAGGTATTATATATCATTTTGATGGTGAGTGGAGGGTCAACACTAGAGGGAGTTTTTCTTCAGACCAATCTGTATTTGCATCTAGTATGTTAGGCAATTACGATCTATCGGGATTCCCTAAAGACATAACGCTCCTTGTTGAGATTATATATCCTGAAAATAGAATAATAGTAGACTATGGGGACGATAAAAAGTTAATACTTTTAGGAGCTTTTCAAAATGTCATTGATTTAAATTCTGAATTATTCGATATAGGATCTCGAATCAAAATGGAAGTCGCTCAAAAGAAGTCTTTCAGCTCTATTGACGAACTAATCAAAGAAAGAGAAGTTATTCCTGCAGGAGAAGAAGGATTTGTTGTTAGGTTTTCGGATGGAGAAAGAGTTAAATTTAAAGGAATGGAATATCTAAAAGTTGCAAGAATACTCCAAGGTTGTTCTCCCCTAACATTTTGGGAGTCTATGGTCGAAGGTAATGTTGATAGGACAATACTAGAACAGATACCAGAAGAGTTTAGGGATGAATTTGATAGGATTGCTCAGGTTATTGAACATAAATACAGCGTCCAAAAACAACAATACACTGCTCTTTACTTTGATATAACAAGAAAACTAGCATTACCTCTAGTTCACGATCAAGTTAACGAAGAACATAGAAAGAAATTAGGTATATACTTAAAGGAAAATAACATTAAAGAGTCTGGTGTTATTTTTACATTACTACTTGGACAGTCTATAGATAAGCAAGTGATGAGAGCAATAAGACCTACAGCGAACGTTCTATGACAATTAAACTTTTATTTCCCACCATTTATGTAGAAAAAAAGTCTGAAGCATTGTTAGGTCAAGACCTAATAGAGACTAACATATCTTTCCCTACACAACTAAATTTGCAAACTTGGTCCAATTCCGTTATACTAATTATTAGTGTGTTGGGGTTTGGAGTAAGGATATATTGGAGATACAATGAACAAACATGAATGCTTAGAATTTGAAAAAAGAGGTGTGCTTCATTTTATAGGAGCTGACTTTAAAAACAACACGATAATTATAAATTCCAAGTTCGAATTAAGAAAACCTACAGTTATTGATGTACTAAAAGCATACCTAACGTTAACAATACCTGCAGCAATGTTGGCTAGGGTTATCAGAAAAACTAGAAACAGAAAAGGAACAGTTCTGGAAAATATATGTATGAAATATTATTATGACAACACGGTAAAACTTTTAGCAAAGGAAAGTTAATTATGAAAAGCTATACGCACACGGATGAACAATTACAGTTTATAGTAAAAGAAGGCAATAGAGACGACATTTCTTGGAAACAACTTGCTATCAATTTTGAAAAGAAGTTTGGTATAAGTAAAACAGAAAACGCTGTTAGAAAGCTACACTCTACTTGGAAAGATCACGACTTTTCTTCTGACGAAATGTTAAAAAACATCAAAACAGCGCATAGTACCAAGAAATTAAACAGTAAGTTAAGAAAAGAGAACAATACTATACTAGACCATCTTGCGTTAATGGAGAACTTTCTTGACGACATTAATGAAGTAATCGTAAAATCTAAGGTTAAAAAAGAAAATCTACCCAAGGCAAGGTATAGCAAAAAAAAGAAGAATATGGGAGTAGAACTTTTTATATCTGACGTTCACGTTGGATTAAAAACGAAAAGTTACAATTTAGAAGTTTGTGAAAAAAGAGTAAAGAAGTATACTGAGGATGCAATTAAAGATATCGGTAGACACGAGAAAGATTATAATATTTCAAAAATACAAATAAACTTTGCTGGAGATCTAATGCAAGGGGAACATTTACATGGAGCTGATAGTCAACACTCGTGTGAGTTTTCAGATGCAAGGCAAATGGCAGAATCGATCAGAGTGTTCTTCTATAAAGTAGTATTGCCTGTTGCTAGGTTAGGACATAAAGTAGATATCATTGGTATAGCAGGGAACCACGACAGACAGTCTAAGGACCGACCTATTACTAATGCTGGAGAAAGATATTTAACCTACACTATCTATAAAGCTATGGAAATGTTATGTATTGAAGCAAGGCTAACCAATGTCACTTGGGAAATACCTTTAAAAGAGTATACTTCTTTTGATATGTTTGGTCACAATTTCATTGTCGAACACGGTCACGCTAAAGGAATTCAACCAAATAGTAACGCTTTAGAAAAGCAACTACTAAAAAGAGCAAACCAACTAGGTATCATTGCAAAAGGGATTAGAATAGGACACTTCCACACTTCGGTAGTTTCTAATAACGGCAGACATATTGTCGGACCTTCACCAGTATCAGATGACTGCTTTGGTGATCACTTAGGTTACGTCTCTCACCCTGCTATGATGATTAATTACTATGTTGAAACAAAAGAGAGAAATACTAGTTTTTACCATAGTTTTGATGTTAACTTGGAAAACGTAACATGAAAGACGCCATTTCTCAACTATTCGACTACGATTTATGTTTAGAAACTAGAACAATAACATTTTTTGACGAGGTTAACGAAGAATCAGCTAGTAAGTTCCTAAAAGCTCTACATTTACTAGACAACTATAAGACAGGAACAATCACAGTACTTATTACCACCGAGGGTGGAGATGTTGGTGCTGGGTTAAAGATGTTAGACGCTATCAGGCTTCTAAAAAACCCCTCTAGAGCCATTTGTTACGCAGGGGTTGAGTCTATGGGTACTGTAATCCTACAAGCGTTCACAGAACGTTGTATGACCGCTAATAGTTATTTAATGATTCACGGCGGGGAGTCGGGAGCAATAGGTAAAAGCAAAGACCGAGCTGAGTGGAACAGACTGTTAGACTATCAAGAAGACATCTGCGTAAAAGAGTATTTAGACAAGATAAACAACAGACAGAAAGATAAGAAAAAGAGAAAGTACACAAAAGAAGGCTTGACTAAAATTTTAGATTTTGATAAGATTTTGTTACCAAAAGAGGCAGTTCAATTGGGACTTGCTGATATGATGATGGAAGGTGATTATTGATGGGTATTAAAGTTGGTGATAAATTTAAAGTAAATAATAAATACAATGACGAATTGTTTAATGTTGGGGACATTATTACTATAGTAGACCATAAACTTAATGATTATGATGTTCGAGCTTCAGGGTCCACTCTTAAACCAGACAACTATTGGTATATTCCAAAAAAATACCTAACTCCATTAAAAGATGAACCTAAACTTAGGGTTGGAGATGCCATTGAAAAAACCCCCCCAACAACAGAAGGAGGGGCTTTACGTTACAACGAAGGTAAACCTCAGTTTTCTCATTTATCTCCAGACTTCATACTAGAGATGATGAAAAGCATGACCGCTGCTAACGAAAAATATGGTTATTTGAATTACGCAAAGAAAATGGACGTTCGTACAGCATCAGATAGTCTCATGAGACATTTCCTAAAGTTTCAGCAAGGGGATAACATAGACGAAGAACTAGGAACTCACCACTTAGCTTTGGTGGCAGTTAATGCTATGATAATGTATCAGAATCTTATGGATTTTGGTGACGAAGTGGATAATAGGTATTCAAAAGCAAAAGATGAGGTCCAGAATGTTTGAATTAGCTTTAAAAATAACAATGGGGACATTTGCTCTATTCTTCTTTCTTATGTTTTTAGTTAGTTCTATTGGTATTTTTTCTGTAACCTTTGAAATGATAAGCGGTATAGACTTAATAACTGCTTTTATTAGACCTTTTTTCCAAAGTTTAATTTGACTATTTTTTAATAACATGGTATTTTTATTTAAAGGAGAACTCAATGTTTAGCAAAATTAAAAGAATGTCCAACTGGAGATTAAAAATAAAGTTTATGAAAGAAGCTCACGGTTTTAATTATTTTAATATACTTACTCTTTTTTTAGAAGAAAGACCATTGGATGATAACCCAGAGAATTTAATTAATTCTGGATTTTTTTTACTATTTTCTCTTACTAAAGACATTGGACCAGAAGGTAAGATCGACGGTAATTGGAACATTAGAGTACATAATAAATACTACCTAAACGGTCCGAAAGGACTCTGGAACCCAGCAACTAAACCTTAAATACTTACTTAACAAAAAGGAATAAGAATGATCAATAAATTAAAACAAACTATCGAAGCTAAATATAAATACTGGATTGCAGATTTTGTATCCTTGTTTATATTTTTAGTACTAGCTTCTATTGTGTCTACTTTTTTAGACTCAGCTTACTTGGGCGTAGTATTCTTTGGATCGGGACTTCTGCATGGAAAACTTTCTAAACCATTAGAGGAAAAGTTAGTTGAAAAAATTAAATAATCACATTGGCGAATGGACGAACGAATATACTGATCTCGTTCTTATTGTTAAAAAAGTACATCACAGATACGAAGACGGTACAGTAAAAATTAGATACCGTCTTCTCAATAAGAAAAATGGCATAGAATATGAGAATCGTAACGGTAAACTTCCCAGTACTTTTTTTAAAATAAACAAAAGAATAGCGAACACATAAGCGAGTGTAAATGAATAAAAAGGCTCAAAAGATGACTTATCCTAAAGAAGATAATGCTAAACTTAAAGACGCAAATAGAGAATTGAGAGCTAAAGTAAAAAGACAAAAGAATGAAATCGTACAATTACAGAGACGACTAGACCAGTATGAAGATGCTTTTGCTAGAAATTACGACCATATTACAGGAATGATGGAAGGGATGACAGTAGAAGACGCAATAAGGATAACCAAAAAACAATCAAATAAATCTAAACCCGAGACTAAAGAAATAGTAAAAGAAAAGTTTAAAGAAATGTACAGTAGGAATAAAAATGAAGAGAAGTGAAATGTTAGATATTATAGAGGTTAATATCTTGGAAACCGAGGGTCAACTTAACGCTTATCAATTAGCCGAAAGGTTATTGACTAGGATACAACAGTTAGGAATGTTACCACCTCTTTCAAAAACTAACGATGATGTCCTAAATGAGCTTATAATGAGTTCAGAACCTGTTAATGGTAGAATATACGATTCTGATAATGTTATGTCATATTTTACATGGGAGCCAGAAGATGATTAAACAAGGATATTATGGGTTGGTTAGAGCTGACCTTGATAGAAAAGAATACCCCCATGGAGCTGTTCTTTTAATTATGTCACACAATACTCACGAAAAACAGTACCAAGTCACTGATGTACTAGATAGTATTGCAACTAATATAAATCCATACATTTTAGAGAACGAAGAAACAGGCTTTAAGATCACAAAAGAACAATTTGACACAGGAGAGTTTCTTCCTTACAATATGGTAGAGCCTTTTACCTTTGAACCTGAGTTGACTGTAGTAAAGTTCTTACGTTCTACTGTGGGCATTATATCGTTAAATGTCTTAGTTTTTTGTGCTGGCGCACTTCTTGCTCTGGAGTTTGTAAAATAGACCCTATAAAAATGAAACCCAAAATTATATCCGCTCTCAGAAAATTAACTTATGGGTGGGAGCCGAGAAAGGAAATGTCAGCAGCCGCTAAAAGAGCCCCTGCAACATGGGAATGTTGTGCCTGTAATTATTGGTGTTATGATGGAACTTCTGAAGTCAATTTCAGGAAACTTAAGGATGAGTTTCCTTCACAAAATATTAAAATGGAAAAATGTAAGGATGACCATATAAACCCAGTGATAGACGTTAAAGATGGGTTCGTAGATTGGAACACTCTTGTCGAAAGGATGTTTTGTCCTTATGATAATTGGCAAAAAGTTTGTAAAACCTGCCATGATATGAAAACAAAAGAAGAACGAGAACAAAGAAAACAATGGCGAAAGAAAAGAAAGGTTGAAGAAAATGCAAAGACTTAACAGATGGGAAGCTAAATATATAACAGATCTAAAAGACAAAGATCTACTAGCTTGGGATGATTTTTACGCATGGCAAAGATACCCTAAATTCTCTTGGGTTTATGATAAGCAGGCTTTAGCTAAGTTTACTAATCTTCCCACCTACGATCTTGAAAGAGAGATACCAGATAATTCTTTTTACCCTTATATAGTGAAACCTAGAACAAACTTTGATGGTCTATCTAAAGGCTGTTATGTTGTTAATTCAGAAGACGAGATAGAAGACTGGTCTGGGATGATTGCTCAGGAATTTATGGTTGGACAACAAGGCACTGCAGATATCGTAATACTAGAAGGGACGATAAAGGACTCATTTGCGTTTACAACTCACACAAACTTCTACGGAGAGATTACTTTATTTGAATCTAACCCATTTCTACCTCTTCCTGTAGCTAACCTAGTTAGGAATCTATTTCAAGACTATACAGGAGTAATTAATGTTGAATACATAGAGGGTACTGTATTTGAGATACATCTTAGACCTAGTTTACAATTTTATGACATCTGTGGCGGTTTTATTGAACAGTTACCTAGTTTTATGAAAACCAAAAAATGGGAAAAGACTAAGTATGAAAGGACGTTTAGTAGAGTATTCAGGACCAAACATGATGGTATTCCAGAGATAAAATCACTACCCCCTATAGGCGAAGCAATTAGAAGTATTCAATTATGCTGGGAAGACGGAAAGAAACTTAGCGAAACTGATCCTAGTCTAGGAAAAAATAGATACATGGTAATAAATGGAACAAACTTGCAAGCCATTGAAAACTATGCAAAAGGAATAAACTTATGTCTAAAACCGTAAAATTCACTTGTACAAATCGCAAATGTCGTTTAGAGTACAATGTATCTAAGTCTCAAGAGCATATTGAGAGACTTCATACCTGCTTTGACTGTAAGTCAGTTGCAGTAAAAAACATTGACCAAAAAGTGGTCTTTATTCACCCAAAGAAACGGAGGTTTTAATGAGGGTAGTTTACTTTCTTTTAGCATTTTTAATCACAGCCTGCAGTGGCGACCCTAGAACCCCCAAACAGAAAATGAGACAAGACACTGGCAGTGCCGTAGTTAGGATCTTCGGCAAGACCTCTCAAGGATACCCATCAGGAGGCACAGGATTCGTCGTAAGAGCTTCTTCAGGAAAGACCTATATTCTCACTAACAAACACATTTGTAAGCTTCAGGACACTTCTCAGAGATTGATAGTGGAGTTCCCCGGTTTAAAACGTAAATATAAGAAAAGAGTCATTGAAATTAGCGAAGAACATGACCTATGTTTGGTAGAAAATAACCTAGGCTTTAAAAAAGCTCTGATTATTGCTGACAAAGTATCTACAGGAGAACTAAGTTACGTCGTTGGGCATCCTAAATTGTATGCACTTACTGTGGCTGAAGGCGAGTATATCGAAACAGCTAATATTTCGGTTATAACGAGTAAAAAGGACGGTAAACCTGTTCGGATTTTTAGAAAAGAGAACTCTTCCATGTCGATTGCAGGAGTTGTCGAGCACAGTGCCTTTAGGTTTAGTGTTTACTCTAGGGGAGGTAACTCGGGCTCACCTATTGTTAATAACCTAGGTCAAGTTATTTCTGTACTGTTTGCAGGTAACAGAAATGATGTAATGGAAACGTATGGAGTACCACTAAAAAATGTCAAACGATTCATTGAAGGATATTAGTTCCTTACAAAACACAGTATATAGATACCTAAAAAAACGTAACGTTAGAGGGGGGGGTTGTAAAACTCCTCTTTTCGTGTTATATTATCATTATGTTACTTATTGTCGAACTAACTATTGTAAATTCGTTTCACCAATTGAGTTTGCTAGGAGAATGACTGTCTACTTTGAAAAAGGAAAATCAGGTAGATATAGTTACTATTTAACTAATTTGGAACCTCCAGAGTCAAAAAGAAGACGTAGAATTCGACTGTGGTATGATAAAATTTGGGCAAGGATGCGTAATGACAAAAAAGAAGAGAAGTGATTATAAATACCCTAACCTCAGTAGAGAGGTTAATTTGAAGTCCCGACAGGACTACATTGAAACTGATTACATAAACGGAATATACGACAATAATGGAAACGAATTGATGCGTCCAATGACAGCAGAAGAAAAGGAATGGTTAGATACTTTCTATGGGGAGACAATTGTTACTTCGAGTAAAAAGTTCAATCCTACACCCGAAACAAAAAAACTAGCAAAAAGAAAAGGAAAATACAAAGCGAAAGCTGCTAAAAGAAAAAAAGAAATTAAACTAAAAGAACATGAAAATGATAATAAACTAAAGTACTATAAGAAAAAAATTAGTGATATTGAAGAGTGTTTAGATTTTTTAAGAAAAGAAGCAGGAGTGTTAAACTATAAATCAGAGGACCAAAGGTCGTTGTATAAAGACAACAACACAAGAAATGATTGTATCTATAATAATTTAAAATCCAGAGGAATGTTAATTGATTTAACCATTGAAAATTACGATTCATTTATAGCCCAAATGTGGGAGCTTATTTCGACTGACATATATGATTCTCAAGATGCAATGATAGAGGAAGTAGAAAAAAGACTTAGAGGTAGTTTTTTACCAGAATCAGTAGAGAGTTATCCCCAAGATCTTAGTGATTCCAGCGATTCCTCCGATGATGATTGAAATAAGACCTAATCTTGTAGACCAGTACTTTACCTTTAAATTTCTCTCTTTCTTTTTTAATTCTTGAAATTGATGTATTTCAGCTATTTCTACTATTAGTGGAAGTTTTTCCAGAACAGGAATTAATTCATTTATAATCTTTTTGTCACCCGCAATATGTTCTTCGATTTTAGGTAACATGTGTTTCATGTCAATTCTCATTTCTATAACATCATGCTGCACTTTATCTAACTTATCTTCAATACGCTCTATTCTATTATCAACTTTCATCCTCTTTCTCCACTCTACGTAACAGCTCTCTAAATGCTGGTTGCTGTAATAATCCCATCAACGTTGTATTTTTCTTACCTTGACCTTCTCCCTCAATTTTTGATAGTACCCTAGCAAAATCCTGAGCAGCAGGACTGTCCATTTCAGCCATTTTAGTTGAAACGAAATTAATATTCTCATCACTTTTGAGACTCTCTAATTTAGCCACTACCTGACGGTCTGGTTTCTGCTTTAAAGGGGTTCCGGCTTCATAACTACCATAATTAGCCTTACCTGCTTCCCTAGCTTTAGCTTGTCGATGAGGGGCTTGTCTGTTCATTGCAGCTATTGATATTGGTGTTGGGTTTAACTGTTCCACTGCAGCATAGGCTCCTTTCGCTAGTGGACTTTCTAGACCAAACTCATCCCCTGCTTCAGCATAATCTGCAGCAAATGTGGCGAGGGGTAGTGCACCTAATGCAACTTTTCCTAGTCCTTTGACTAGTGGGTTTTTACCTATTTTACTTGCAAACTTTGCTCCTCTAGTTGCCATTTCTTGAACTTTTGTTGCTGTACTTCTTAAAGATCTCTCAGCAGGGGCAACTGCCATACCTCCAGTCTTTACCGCAACTAGAGCATCTAACATACTAGCTTTATTTTCTTTAGTTGATTGTAGTATTTTATTTAA